GATAGCAGTTTTACAGTTGATAAATGAATTGACTAACCCACCGCCATCGGGAGCAAGCCCCCTCCCACAGTTTGAATGCATTCTGCTTTGGGGGGAGTTGGGCCGGCTTCCGGGCCTTTCAAAAGTGACTCGCTGTAAGAGCGAAACCGATACAAGCCATAAACCCAATAACGGATATGTACCCAACCTGAACAACACCCCCAAGCCCGCTTGCCACGCCACAGCGCAACATCAAAGATGCAATGGTACCTCCCACAAAAAGCACATTGCCTGTCTACGCAAGCCCCGCTTTACTCACGCCCCCGCCGAGCCCGCAGCCCGGCCAGCAACGACGGCGCCAACGCCACCGTCGCCGAACCCAGCACCACCACCAATGCCCCAACATAACCCACCGCGTTAATCGCCTCGGCCTGCACAAACTCCGGCCATAACCACGCCGCCAAGGCCACCGCGACAAACGTCACCAGCGGCGTCAGCGACAAAGTCGCACTGACCCTCGACGCCTCCCAGTGCGCCAAGGCCTCGGCAAACGCGCCATAAGCCACCAGCGTGTTCATGCAGCACGCCAACAACAACCAACCTTGCAGCGGGCTCAATTGCAACGCCTCCAGCGGATGCGCCCACGGCGTCAGCAACAGCGCGCATGACAGATAGATCACCATCATCACTTGCAACGAATTCCACACCGTCAGCAATTGCTTCTGACCCAAGGCATAGAACACCCAGATGGTGGTGGCAAGCAGCACCGTCAGCACCCCGGCGGTGTAGGTGCCCAGTGACGTCAGCAGCTCCGACAGGCGCTGGTTGAAGAACAGCCCAAAGCCAAAAATCAGCACCACCAGGCCGATGCCCTGCCCCAGGCTGAAACGCTCCTTGAACACAAACACACTGGCGACCATCAAAAAGATCGGCCCCATCTGCACCACCAACTGCGCCGTGCCAGGGCTGAGCATTTTCAAGCCGACCAGGTACAGCACGTAGTTGCCCACCAGCCCACACACGGCCATTGCCACCAGCCAACCGCCTTTGGCACCGAGCACAGCACGACGCGGCAGGCGCTTGGTGGCCGCCAGGTACAGGAACAGGCAACCACCGGCGACGGTCAGGCGAAACCAGGTGACGGTCACCGGGTCCATCACTTGCAGCACCTGTTTGAGTTTGATCGGCAGAATGCCCCAGAGCAACGCGGTCAGCAGGGTCAAGCCAAAGCCATAGACCCAGCGACCGGAAGAGATATGCATGAGTGCCCCAAGGCCAGAGGAAGTGGAACCGGCATTCTAGGGGCAAGTCATCACATCAGGATACGCCGCAGCTCAAATGGGTAGCCGCGCAAACCGCCTTGCCGATTTTTAACTAGCCAACGGCTTCGAATAGCCCGGTGGCGCCCATGCCGCCGCCCACGCACATGGTGACGATGCCGTAACGCAGAGTGCGCCGCTGCAGCTCGCGCACCAAATGCCCGACTTGCCGCGAGCCGGTCATGCCGAACGGGTGGCCGATGGAGATCGAACCGCCGTTGACGTTGTACCTGGCGTTATCAATGCCCAAGCGGTTACGCGCGTACAGGCATTGCGAGGCGAACGCCTCGTTGAGTTCCCACAGGTCGATGTCCGCCACTTGCAAGCCTTTGGCCTTGAGCAACTTGGGCACCGAGAACACCGGGCCGATGCCCATCTCATCCGGCTCGCAACCGGCCACGGTAAAACCACGGAAAAACGCCTTGGGCTTCAGCCCCAGTTGCATGGCTTTTTCCAGGCTCATCACCAGGGTCATTGAGGCGCCGTCGGACAACTGCGACGAGTTGCCCGCCGTCACCGAGCCATCGTCGGCAAACACCGGTTTCAAGCCCTGCAGGCTGGCGAGCGTGGTGTCGGGGCGGTTGCAGTCGTCGCGGTCGACCACACCCTCCAGCACCTGAACCTCGCCGGTGTGCTTGTCTTCTACGCGGTACTTGACCGCCATCGGCACGATTTCATCGTCAAACAAGCCGTCGGCCTGAGCCTGCGCAGTGCGTTGCTGGCTTTGCAGGGCGTACAGGTCTTGCTCTTCGCGGCTGACGTTATAGCGGCGCGCGACGATTTCGGCAGTCTGGCCCATCGGCAAGTAGATGCCCGGCACCTGTTCTTGCAGCAGTGGGTTGATCAGATGGTCGGTGTTGACGCTTTTCAGGGTCAGGCTGATGGATTCGACGCCGCCGGCGACGATGATCTCGCTGCAGCCTGAAGCGATCTGGTTGGCCGCAATCGCAATCGCCTGCAAGCCCGAGGAGCAGAAACGGTTGAGGGTCATGCCCGCCGTACCGGTGCCCAACTGCGACAGCACCGCCACATTACGCCCGATGTTATAGCCCTGCGCGCCTTCGTTGGAGCCGGCGCCGACGATGCAGTCCTCCACCGTCGCCGGGTCGACGCCATTGCGCGCAAGCAACGCATTGACGCAATGCGCCGCCATGTCATCGGGGCGGGTCTGGTTGAACTTGCCGCGAAAGGATTTGGCCAAGCCGGTTCGCACGCTGTCGACGATCACTACTTCCCGCATAAGCTGCCTCGATCTTGTTGTTGGGTGTGTTGAACCGAGAATAGAGGCAAGGCATTGGCGACCGCGACGATCATTCATCCGGCGTATGCAAAAGCATGAGCTCACCTTGTGCAAAGCCGGTTGATAGCGGCCAGTGAGCCTGGCCGGGCCGCGCGCGGGTTATTTCTTTTTCTTTTTATCGTGCTTGTCGGTTTTGTCGAACGCCTCTTCCAGCGCGCGGTTGATGGTGCGCAGTACCTTGACCCGCGCCCAGCGCTTGTCGTTGGCTTCCACCAGCGTCCAGGGTGCAATCTCGGTGCTGGTGCGGTCGACCATGTCGCCGACGGCGGCGCGATAATCGTCCCATTTGTCGCGGTTGCGCCAGTCGTCTTCGGTGATTTTGAAGCGCTTGAACGGAATATCCTCGCGGGCCTGGAAACGCTCCAACTGGGTTTGCTTGTCGATCGCCAACCAAAACTTGACCACGATCACACCGGCATCGCGCAGTTGCTCTTCAAAGTCATTGATCTCGCCATAGGCACGCATCCAGTCCGCCGGGGAGCAGAAGCCTTCGATGCGCTCCACCAGTACGCGGCCGTACCACGAGCGGTCGAACACGGTGAACATGCCGCGCGCCGGGATCTTCTGCCAGAACCGCCACAGGTAAGGTTGCGCGCGCTCGTCTTCACTCGGCGCGGCAATCGGCACGATGTGGTACTGGCGCGGGTCCAGCGCTGCCGCCACACGGCGGATCGCACCGCCCTTGCCCGCTGCGTCATTGCCTTCAAATACCGTGACCAACGCGTGCTTGCGCATACGCTTGTCGCGCATCAGCCCGGAGAAACGCGCCTGTTCGGTAATCAGTTGTTCTTCGTAATCGTCCTTGTCCAGGCTCAAGGTCATGTCGAGGCTGTCCAGCAGGCTCTTCTGATCCACCGACGCCAGCAACGGCGCCGGGTTCATGCCGCTGGCCTTGCCTTTGGCCAGCTTCAAGGCATTTTGCAGGCTCTCGAGCAAAATCTTGCCCACGGTGAGGCTGCGGTAATGCGCGTCGACGCCTTCAATCACATGCCACGGCGCGTAGTCGCGGCTGGTGCGGCGCAGGATACGCTCACCAAAATGCACAAATTTGTCGTAGGTCGCGGACTGCTGCCAGTCCAACGGGCTGATGCGCCAGCTGTGCAGCGGGTCATCGGCCAAGGCCTTGAGCCGCGCCTTCATCTGTTTTTTGGACAGGTGGAACCAGAACTTGAAGATCAGCGCGCCTTCATCGCAGAGCATCTTTTCCAGGCGCTCGGCGCCGGCAATCGCCTGGTCGAGCCGCGCATCCTTGATCTGGCCATGCACCCGGCTTTGCAGCATCTGGCTGTACCAGTTGCCGAAAAAAATACCCATGCGGCCTTTGGCGGGCAGTTGCCGCCAGTAGCGCCAAGCCGGTGGCCGCGCCAGTTCTTCATCGGTTTGCTGGTCAAAGGTGCGCACCTCGATCAGGCGCGGGTCCATCCATTCATTGAGCAACTTGACGGTCTCGCCCTTGCCGGCGCCTTCGATGCCGTTGATCAGGATGATCACCGGGAAGCGCTTCTGCTGTTGCAGCTCGTACTGCACTTCCAGCAAGGCTTCGCGCAGGGCCGGCACTTGCGCTTCATAGGTGTCTTTGTCGATGGCGTGACCGATTTCGGCGGATTCGAACATGGGCAGCTCCGTTTCAAGATGGATCAAGACTAGCGGATTGGGCAACGGCGCGCGGGAGGAAATTCCCCGGCGACTTGCCATAGGTCAATTCAACGCCGGTTGATCGGCTAGAATGGCCGCCTTGCCTTTGCCTGCTTCTATTTATGAGTCGCCCATGAACCCCGTATCGCACGCCCAACTCGACTGGGATGAACAAGGTCGCCCGCACTCGCGGGTGTTCGACGACGTGTATTTTTCCGACACGTCGGGCCTTGAAGAAACCCGTTATGTGTTCCTCGAACAGAACCGTTTGCAGGCGCGTTTCGCCGCGTTGCCGGTGGGCGGGCGATTGGTGATTGGCGAGACCGGCTTCGGCACCGGCTTGAATTTTCTGTGTGCCTGGCAACTCTTCGAGCAACACGCGGTGGCCGGTGCGCGCCTGCACTTTGTCAGCGTCGAAAAGTACCCGCTGAGCCACGCCGACCTGCAACGCGCCCTCGCCCTCTGGCCGGAACTGCAACCCTTGGCCGAGCAATTACTGGCGCAGTACATCGCCATTCACCAAGGCTTTCAGCGCCTGGTGCTGAACAACGGCCGCGTGACCCTGACCCTGTTGATCGGCGATGCCCTGGAGCAATTGCCGCAACTGGATGCGCAGGTCGATGCGTGGTTTCTGGACGGCTTTGCACCCGCGAAAAACCCCGACATGTGGAGCGCCGAGCTGTTTGCCGAACTGGCGCGGCTGGCCGCACCGGGGTCGACGATCAGCACCTTCACCAGCACCGGCTGGGTGCGCCGCTTGATCAACGCGGCAGGCTTCAAAATGAAGCGCACGCCAGGCATCGGCCACAAGTGGGAAATCCTCCGTGGGGAGTTCCTCGGCTGGCCCGCGCAGGCGCCCGCAGCCGTTGCCGCCAAGCCGTGGTTCGCGCGGCCTGCGCCCATTGAGGGCGAGCGCCACGCGATGGTCATCGGCGGCGGCCTGGCCGGGTGCGCGACTGCCGCCAGCCTGGCCGCGCGGGGTTGGCGTGTCAGCCTGTTGGAGCGCCATGGCGGCCTGGCACAGGAAGCGTCAGGCAACCCGCAGGGCGTGCTGTACCTCAAGCTTTCGGCACATGGTACGGCGTTGTCGCAGTTGATACTCAGCGGTTTTGGCCACACCCGGCGCCTGCTGGAGCACTTGCACCGCGGCGTCGATTGGGATGGCTGCGGCGTGCTGCAACTGGCGTTTGATGCCAAGGAAGCGCAGCGCCAGGCGCAACTGGCCGAGGCCTTTGCGCCAGACTTGTTGCACCTGCTGGGCCGCGACCAGGCCCGGCAACAGGCCGGAATCGACCTGGCCCAGGGCGGCCTGTTTTTCCCGCAGGGCGGCTGGGTGCATCCCCCGGCGCTGTGCGAATGGCAAGCGGCGCACCCGCTGATTACAGTGCTGACGCATCACCAAGCGCTGGAACTGCAGCGCGTCGACGAGCAGTGGCAAGCCCGCGACGGCGAGCGCGTGCTGGCCAGCGCCAGTGTGGTGGTGCTGGCCGGCGCGGCCGAGATCAAGCAGTTCGCGTTCAGCGCCGACTTGCCGCTCAAGCGCATACGCGGGCAAATCACCCGGCTGACGCAAACCCCGGCCAGCGCGGCCTTGGCCACCGTGGTCTGCGCCGAAGGCTACGTTGCACCGGCAAGGCTGGGCGAACACACCTTGGGCGCCAGTTTTGATTTCAATAACCAAGACCTCACGCCCACGGTCGCCGAACATGCCGGCAACCTGCAGATGCTGCGCGAGATCTCCGCAGACCTGCTGGCGCGCTTGGGCGCTGACCAGTTACCCGCCGAACAGCTTGAGGGCCGCGCCGCGTTCCGCTGCACCAGCCCGGACTACCTGCCGATCGTCGGGCCGCTGGCTGAACACGCGGCATTCCAACAGGCTTATGCCGTGCTGAGCAAAGACGCCCGCCAAGTGCCGGAGACGCCCTGCCCATGGCTGCCCGGCGTGTACATCAACAGCGGCCACGGTTCACGCGGGTTGATCACCGCGCCACTGTGCGGCGAATTGTTGGCCGCCTGGTTGACGGACGAGCCACTGCCGGTGCCCTCCAGCGTGGCCGAGGCCTGCCACCCGAACCGGTTTGCTTTGCGTGCATTGGTGCGCGGCAAGGCCTTGAAAGCGTGAGCCGTTATCGCTGCAAAATGCTCCGTTCACACCGTCAAGGCGATTGGCCTTATAACTTATCGGTCTAAAACTCCGCGCATAGCACTGGGTCAGTTTCTGGGTACGCGCCCTTTGGGCGTATTGAGTATTGACCCTCCCCAACGGAAAAACCGGTAAGGAATTTATGTGCGGATTAGCTGGAGTATTTCGAAGGCGCTAGACAAGGGGTTTCAGCGCCTTCTGAGGCCCCACGGAGTCCCTCAAGGGAACATCAAGTGGTACGAAAACTGGTACGAGCTTCATCCTCCTGCGGCGTCCTGCCGACGAACACCACTCCCAAATCTGATATGCCTCGATTACTGTACACACATACAGTATTTGAGCTAACCAAAAATGAACATTGATGAAGACACCTCGGCGTGGCTTGGATGCCCTTCGCCCCTCGAAATGTACAAGCACCAGTGCTCTCTGCTGGAGGAAGAGCTCACCGAGGCGTACGCGCTGCTGCGCAAGGCCAGAAAGAATATCGCCGGACTGGTCCAGCACAGCGACGAGCTATCCACCGGCAAGGCATTGGCAGAGGCCGAACTCAAAAAGGCGATGATCACCATCGCTCGGAACAACTTTGAAAACTCCGAACTTTACGGAAAAGTCCGAAGCCTCGAGCTAATCGCCAGCCAGCGCGATAACGTGCTGCGCGAGAATCAGCGCCTGCTGTTGGAGATTACGGTACTCCGGGGGCCACAGCCCTGAGGAACGCCAACCTGCGATTTTGCGCAGGTTGACAAATCGGCCGATCAGCAAGCAAGTCTGGTTGACAAAATCAAGGATCAGCAATGTTGGCTGACAAAGCTTGAGTCAAACAAATTTCCATTTAGTCAGGTTTTGTCAACCAAATATTCGCTCTGCAGAAGGCATGTTGATTTTTTCGACCAACAATGTAGGCGAGAAATCGCCATTATTCTTAAAGCGGATTTCCCGCAGGAAATTATTCTTTTTGACGTGCCACGGCCCTGACGTATGTCTGGCAGGCACGCAGCGCAATTATGGCGTTATCCCCGTCATCGGTGATGGCGACAATTCGTTGCGCATGCGCTGGGTCAAGTTGGGCTCGACGGGCTGCATGAACCACGCCGACGGCGCCGGGGGTGGAAGGCACGTCGCAGCCACTGGCTGAATCCGCTGCGTCGATAAGGACTGACAGCCGCACGCCAGCAGTAGCAAGCTGGTCACGCAGGCGAGCTTGATTGCGTTGGGCATCGGATAATTCCTTGGTGTGTTGTTGGTCGGCGGTGGCCAGGGCCTGCTCGGTGGCAACTCGCTTATCCTGCTCGGCGCGCGCCTGAGATGCGGCGGCATTGGTTATCGCCGCCAAATCATCCTTGTGCAGACCGGCCTGCTCGGCGAGATTCTTGCCCATGCGCCAGTCCTGCACCTGCCAGGCAGTGCCGGCGGCGCCAGCCATCAGCGCAAGGATCAGCGCCACCAGCCCGGCGAGCTTCTGCACCGGCGTCATGCCAGCACCTGCAGAGCTTTGTCGTACAGCGCCTGGCGGTCGGCTTGGCCGGTGAGCCCGCCATTGATGCGCCGGGTGATTTTTGCAAAGTCTTTTTGGTCAGCCAGCGTATTCAGTCCGCGCGTCGACCAGAACCACGCAGCCGACATCGCTGCATGCTGCGGCTGCTCGAGCAGCTCCGGCTGATCAACCAGGTCCAGGCCCAGCGCGTCGCCGCACGTTTTGTAATTGGCGCGCCCGGTGATCTGGATCAGGCCGCGGCCACGGTACTTGGAGCCGTCACCCTTTACGGTATTGCCCAAGTCCTCCCGCCCCTCGTATCCAAGCTGCTGGGCGGTTGGCCCCCAAATTTCCCGCACGTAACGCAACTGGCCCGACTCGTGGCCGATCTGCGCAATAAACGCCGAGGCGCGCGCTGCGCCCACAATCGCGTACCGGTTCATGGCCGCGTTTAGAGCGGATACAAAAACGCCGGCTTGGCGGCCGGCGTTCGGGAGGATCTGCAGCAACTGCTGCTCGGTGATCGGCATAGCTTTCTCCAAGGGAAAAACCGCTCGGCGGCAGATTCCTATTCTTCGGTGTTGATGGGTGGCTGCGCTTCCGGCTGTGGCATCTCGAGCCGTACGTCGATCCAGCTGTTCAGCGGCACGTCCATCGGCGCGCCACGGCCTGGAACCATCTCGCCGTCTTCGGTAAGCGTCCAGCGCTGCTTAAACAGCTTGATCACTACCGAACCATCATCGGCTTGCTGGCTATCCGTAATCCCCAGCATGCGGCCGCCGTCTGGCGAGCTTGGGTCGTGGGTTCGCCACCCTTCCAGGGCCAACCCCAGGCTTCCGGTAATGCGGTACTCGCCAACAGCCAGGCGCTCGACAAACACGCCTTCAGCCTGATCGTTCGCTACGCCCCAATCGCCAGCTGGCTCGAAGGTGCTTTCCTGAAGATCGAGACGGGCGCTGTCAGCAATATTTGCGATTCGAACAATTGGAGACGCTGCTGATAGCGCGCCGCCCGAGCCCCTGGTGGTGTTGCCGTCGTGGTAGATCTTGCGCCACGGGTCGCCGCCGCCGTTGCCAGCAACAGTACGGAACATGAGGTTCATGCTGCCGCCGGTTACGACCTGGGCCATCAGATCCATGGCGCAGTTTTGGAACGGGTATTGCGCACGGATGCCTGCCCAATAGGCGCCTCCCGGCGGCGCTACAGTCGTGTTGTCGCCATAGCTTTGAAAATGACTGCCCTGCTCCGCGAACGCCGAGTTACCGACAATGGGTGCGGGGGCCGCGATTTCTTGGACGTTCCCCGCAAGCAAACCTACGTTCCGATTAGATGCCGTACCAAGTAACGCATCGCGAGCGTACAACTCCTGCGTCATCGCGTTAATTTTAATCGCCGCCGTGCGCGTGGTATCGCCGCCCACACCACTAGGAGCCGTGCCGATGCTAATATCTTGCCTTGCCATAATTTAGAACCCCTAAAATCAATTATATGCCCGTATTAAATTGGTTTGGCGAAAACAGCAGGCATGTAAAATGCTGATGGAAGGTCTACGCCAACCGCCTGTATTACAATCCTGTCATTCGCATAATCAAATATCGCGTACATATTACCCTGCCTTGAAACAACGCCCGCCATATCCATTGCGATATTGTTCAGCATCATAAAGTCACCACTTACCAAGCTAGATGGCGCAGTCCAACTAAGCCTATTTTGCCCTTGCCCTGTTGACGTTGAGCCTAGGTATGTCCATGCGGTTATTGTCCTAGTGAATTGTGCGCATGGAGTTCCGTTATCGAATAGAAGTTTTGAGGTAGCGTCCCAAAGCCTAAATCCATACGTGGCTGTAGGCGCTGACTTGAATGCTCCTACAAACCAATTACCGGAGGTGGCTTGCCCTGTGATTCCAACAAATGAAAATCCCGTCCATGCGCCTGATGATCCTCGAATCAAACAAAAGCAAAATGTATTTGACTGTGCGGGCCTGACGAAGACGAGTGGCGGCTCGTCCGTAGTGATGGTTTTCGAAAACGGCACGAATACACCTGATCCGGTGCCACTCCATGTGCCTTTCTCAAGCACCACGAGCCTGGAGAATTCCGAATCCAAAGTCACTACGTCAGAATTATTTGTGAAAGACACACCATAAGACATCAGCGATACCTCATAACTAACAGCCTTTGAGCGCTCGTGCCCACTGGACCGGTTGAGGCAGCAGGGCTTCCAAAGTATATAGTTACACCATCGGTACCAATCACCGGAGTGTATTGAATTGCGGTAACGCTTTGACCGGAAGTGTCGTAAGTAGCAATGGGAATGCATACCGCCGAATGCGTAGCTGGGTTAACTCCGGGAATGGATATAAATTGCGTCCTTCCTGAAGCATTAGCCCGCGAAACTATGGCGGAATAAATAATTCGTACCGTGAATGAGTTTTCATCCAGCTCAAGGAGGCCAGTTGGCCCCCACACTCTTCCTCCGAAACTCATGCGGAAAGGTCTCCCCACTGGTAGCGCTTGACGCCGTTCTCATCAAAAACTTTGCCGCCGCGGTTATTGATTACTTGCCGGGATTGTCCTGTTCCAAGAGAGCTATTTATTTCAAACGTTCCGTCGAAAAAAAGCTTCCAGCCGGTTGTACCGGCGACGTAGTTATTGGACTGAATGTAGTTTCCGATCTTGGCATTGGTAATCGTGCCGTCCTGGATGAATGCGGCCTTGATGAATGTTTGCCCGCCCTGGATAGCAAACGGAACCGTGCCAGCCTGGCCAATGGCAAACCTGTCCGCATCGATGATGAACTGGCTCTGAAGGCCACCAGGCCCATTTTCGAGGCCCAGACCCACACCCGCCCACTTATAGGTTCCAGTACCAGTGTCGTACTGCATGCGCACTGACCAACTACCCGTAACCTTGCCGTCCACCGTTTGAATGGCGGTTGTGTTGGTTTGGATTGCGAGCGTTTGATTGCCAACCGTCGTTTGGACCGTGTCGACTCTCTGGCCCAAGGCCTGATCGCCACTAGTCCTCGCTGTGATTTCACTCTGAACAGCGGCAGCGTTCGCCGCAGTTTGGGCCGTAACGGTGTCAATGCGCGTGGACAGCGCGCCGTCTGCATTAATTCGGGCGGTTTGCTCCGACACAACAGCGGCCGCGTTCAGAGAGGTTTTCACCTCTACGGCATCGGTGCGCTGCCCCTGCACCAGGTCACCCTCAATAAGTGCCGACTGGGTTGACCAAACACCCACGTAGCTGGAATCTGAGCCCATCAACGCAGTGTCATCGCCTTGGAGCGGCGGATTGACCTGCAGGTATATTCCGTCGACCCGCTGCGCCGTGGTGGTGACTTTGCCGTCGAGCGTAGACACAGACGTTTTTAGGGTACTGAGGCCGGTTGCCGTTGCAGCAACACCGCTGACCGGGTCGTTGACCGTGGCCTTTACCGCGTTGAGCTGAGACGCCTGGGCAGTGATGTCCTTCCCTTGCTGCGTGATCGTCGCCGCGTTCTGCTGAACCTGGGTCGCCAGTGCGTCGACGGTCTGCGCCACCGTGCCAATGTCGATCCAGTACGCCGAGTTCGGCGGAGAGTTGCCGGCCGGCACCGCGATTTTCGCTTGGTACAGGTGCTGGTCAACTCGCACGATCTCGTTGACCTTGTAGGCCTTTTTCGGGTCGAACGCCAAAGAATCGACTACCTGACCGATCAGGTTTTCCAGCTCCTGCTTCGTAGCGGCGATGCGGCCGTTTACGGAGCCTAAGCCGTTCCCATCGATAAGGTCGATGCGCGCCTTGAGAAGTTGGCCCAGCTGGGTTTCGTCGATCTTCCCCTTTAGAGCATCCAGGTAGGTGCCGACGTTATTCGATGTCGCCGCCGGCACGTACAGGAAAGCGCTCTTGCCATAGGCATTGGATGAGCGGATGAAATAGTAATAGTTGGTATAGAAAGCGAGCCCGGTGTGAGTAAAGCTTAACCCCTGGCCCAGGTAGGTGGATTCACTAGCAGTAGCCTTTGGCGTCACGCTGAAAAAATATTCGTACGTGCCACCGTTAAGCCCGTGAAGCAAGTTGCTCGGAACGAGCGTTATCGAATCGATTGAGGACTGAACTGTGCACGACTCAGGAATCGGCGGGCCGTCGATGTTTACCGTGATAGTGGCCTCGCCAGATCTGGCCATAGGACCAACGGCCGCTACACTCATGGTGTAGCTGCCCGACGGCAATCCGTTTATTTGGCAACTGTTGCTCGCCGCCTGGATTGTGTGTGACTGAGCAACGCCGGCGCCCTGCCGGACAATTACTGCGTACTCCGTGACGATCCCTTCCGGGGCGACCCAAGACAATACGCCCTGTACAACCTCTGCGCCGCTGTCTTGCGTCCAGGTCAGGCCAGTTGGGGAGCCCAAGCCGCCGGCGGGCAACCGGATAAAACCAAGCGGGTCGTACGGCTGGCCCACGGCGTCATCAAAGATTGCCGCTTCGTACTGCTGGACCTGGACGTTGCAGCCCTCTTTATCACCCATTGCCCAATTGGTAACAATGAACTCGCCGAGGATATTCAGGGACGGCAGGTTCACGTTTACAACGCGCCCTGGGCGGCAGTTGTATCCCGAGAAATTCATCGGGATAGTGATCACCCCGCCAGCGCGGCGTCGGCGTAACTCAATGTTGGCCAGGCGCTGCGGCTGATATGCGTCCGTCACGTAGGAGTAGGTGAGGGTTTCCGCAGCCTCACCGCCGTCCTCAGCGATCCAATCAGCAATGCTGACTTCTGGGTAATCAGTTTCTGTCCACGACTGCGAGGGGTCGATGAAGGTGCCACGCACTGTGTTGATTGCCGAATCATTGGTTGGCTCGGTACTGCCTCCAATCGTGCCGATCACCATGTCTTCGGTGATTTCAAAATCATAGGGGCCGTAGTACGCGCCCGCCTGGAGCATCCAGCGGCCTCCAACGCGGATCAGCCGGCCAGCGCATGCAGCCTCAAGCTTCTGAAGAACGCCTGACTTTTGCTCGTCGGCGCCGATAACGCAGGCGGACCTGTAGCGCTGGCTCACCGAGCCGTCAGCGTTGGTCACTGCCTCGTCGCAGACATTAGCCGCACTGGCGAACGTCGAAAACACGATCTCGTCATCTGGCACATTGCAGCGGCTGCGCAGATACCACAGCAGGTGCAGCGCCGTGTTCGCGCTGTAGCCAGTATTGTTCGTGCGGGGGTCGAACAGGTCGTTTCGCCCCCTGACAACAAAGCGCACGTCGGGTATGCCAGAAGGGAATTTCTCCGCGCTATAACGAAGCGACAACCTCACATACGAGAGGCCTCTGCCGATCTGCGTGTCTTTCCAGTCAGGGCAGTTTGCCTTTAGAAACGCGTTCACCTGAGTCGGGTTTACGACCAACTCCCAACTGGCAAACCCTTCATACGCGGCGATTTGCTCTTCACCCAGGTAGATGTCTTCCAGGGCATCGATGCCGCCCTCGCAAAGCACATACACCAGGTGCAGCCATTCGCCGTCGGTCTGCGCGCCGACCTGCTCTTGAGCCCAAACAAGCACACCACCGGTCGCAACCCGGCCGAGAATAAATCGGACGGGAGCCTTCGATGAACGCACGGTCTGCGCGGAAGGCTCATTGTCGCGCAGCGGCGACTTGGTATTGAGCTTCTCCTGCTGCTCTGCGGCATAGAAGGCCAGGCCTGCACCGATTACCGCGCCTACAGGTCCGCCTTGGACGAAACCAATAACAGCGCCCAGGACGACCTGAGCAATTTTCTTGACTCCACCGCTCATTACTCGACCCTCCACGCGGCTTTAGGCTCGCACTCAATGCGGTGGGCGCCGTCCTCGGTCGCCGACCAATAATCACCAGCCCAAAAGACGGCCATGCTTCGTCCGCCAGGCGCGTCGTACAGCACCACGTCGCCGCGCTGGATGAATGCCAGAGAAACCCTTTGGAAACAGGCATCCCACGCGGCCTCAAGACTGCCGTGCTTGCGCTTTAACTGGCGCTTGGCACCGGTCTCGGTCTTGTACTTGCCGCGATAATCAGCGGCTGGGTCGACGCCGCAAACGGCGTTGGCGCAGTCCGCAGCGAACAGGCAGCAGTCAAATTCGCCCCATGAAAAAGGCCGCCCTTGGGCAGCCTTGATTACTTCACTTAGACGCGTGGTCCAATCACGATGGCGCATCGCTAACTCCCATAGGTGAATGCCGGTGCGTCCTTGCTGGAGCCCCAATAAATCGGCCACTCGGACATTTGCGCGATGGCGTAAAAGAACCGGTCACCCTGGTGCCGGGCTCGATGATTTTCGTCTGTGAACCGCTCGGTACCCGTGCGGCTCCACTCAGCCATGCGATCCACGACCGGCACAGTGATGCTGTTGCCTTCCTCACCGTTGCCGGCAAACGAAAATTTTGCGGCATCCATCCGCCCGGAAAAGAGGATGTCGGACGCGTAGTTGCCAGCCTCATCGAATACGATAAACAGGACCTTGGCAGCCCTCCCTCGACAACCACGGATATTGGTCTCGGAAAGGATGTAGGCATCCAGGCCGTTCAGGGTCAGATCAACCGACATCGGCGACCCAGAGTTATCGCTCTCCTGCGACTGGCTGACCTGGCCGAAGTCGCCGACGCCATCGTAGGTGATGCCATCAACAACCAACTGCCCGGTACCGGTGTGCGCGAAGACCATACCGTCGACGAAGGCAAGCTGCACCGCGTACACCGGCATAAATTTGCCGGTCGCGATAATGTCGACCACGCTTTGGCTAAACGGAAAAGCTGACGGCATTAGAACGCCTCCCGGAATTGCAGGGTGCAATTTGAAACCACGGCCTGGATATTCACCTGGTGGGAATCCTCTACTCGACGCATCTCTGAGTAAGGGTTCCGATACTCAACCGCGGTCCCTGGTGCGAGCGTGCGCCGAATGCGCTTGTTGAGCGCGACCGTTACCTGCCCCTGTGAGTTTGAAGTGGCGATCCGAACGACTTCGAACATCTCGCCTTTTATCGTCAAATAATCACCCAGCGAAAATACCCGGGCGCTTGGGGTCACGCCGCCGATCACGACCGACATCGCCTGAGCAATACCGGACACAACCACCGGCGCGCCAATGTCGTCGTCGCGCGTGCGGGTGATCGCCGGGACGTTTACCGTACCGAACATCCCGTTCAAGCGCCCAAGTAGTGATGTGAGCTCTCGCTCATCCTCATCGAACAGCACTCCAAATGTAAGGGTGCAGACCCAATAAGCACCTGGGTACCCAATGACCTGCTGCGCATTGGATAACGTCGAGGTGAACGCCCTATTGTTGTAGGTCATACCCCAAGACGTCTCGCTTGGCTCCAGCAGTACAGGCCACTCTTCAGCCATGGTTTCTCCTACAGCCGCTCATCGGCGCGCGATCATTTGGCGGGCAGGCCCGTTTTGTTTAAGGTCGTTGAGCACCAACTGATAGCCAGCCTGCGCACCTTCTTGCGCAGCCCGCCTGAGTTCATCCCTGGATACGGCGCTCGCATCGCCACTGAAATGAAAGTTTTGCGTAACTCCCGCAAGCTTGGTCACGCTTTCAGATCCACCGCCCGTGGACGCGTCTCCAACCATGCGCACCCCGAGCGACCCGTCAGCAGCGCGCGTCAGCGGCATAATTGCCTCTGGCCCAGCCTCCGCGAATATTCCGGCGCCCTTGGCGAAAGCGAATGTCTGCGGCGTGTCGTACACACCCCCGGAATAGGACGAAAGGCTTGCAGAGCTGTAAACGCCGCCCTTGGCATTGGCTATCATCGAGCCCTCGCTGGAGCCTGTCATGACCCCCTGCCCGAGCGCCTGACTCCCTCCCGATAAAAACCCGAAAGCATTACTCAAGAGCCCGGCCGCGGCCTGACGGATCTGAATCCGGATGAGGTCCGAAATGATCGAATCCGCCATATCTCTGAAAGACAACTTACCCGTCTTTACGAAATTTAAGATGCCATCTTCCATGCCGCTGAACGCACTGGTGAACAACTGCTTGGTCTGTCCGGCGACGTCGGCGGCCTGGTCGGCGTAGTCCTGAAAAGCATCTGATGCACCGTTGAGCCAGTTGGACTGCGCGGCATCAACCTCGCTGAAATAGCTGTGCTGGGCGGCAAGGCGCTTGCCCAGTTCGTCCTCCAAAACTTTCGTTTCGCTGGCGTAAAGCTCTGGCGAAATCTGCCCAGTGTTGACCTGCTCGTTTAGGCTGGCCACATCCGACGCGTACTTCTGGCGCAGGGCAAGGTCAGCGCGCATGCGGTCGCGCGCCTTGTCGCCCATGCCAATACCAGCTAACTGCTGATCGAAGCCATCCTGTGTTGCCTGCGTCCCGGTAGCCTGTGCCGCCTTGAAGGCCGTCAGCTTCAGGTCATCTTCGTTTGCCTTCTTCAGCTTGTTCAGTGCATCCAGCTCGGCAGCCATGCCCATGAGCTTTTTCTTTTGCGCCTCACTCAACTTACCGAGCTTTCCCTCCTGCAGTTCGAAGGAAAGCTTCATCACCTCGGTGGCGTTTTTTTGTTTGTCGCCCGTGGTGTTGATCAGCTCGATCTGGCGCTTGTAACTTTCCTCGGCAGTGTCAAAGGATTTTAATTGCTGCTTTGCTGCCGATGCTGTTTCTGAAGCGTTCTTTTTACTGGCCTTGGCGGCGGCATCATCGGAAGCTTTCTGAGCATCTTTGGCGGCTGCCGCTGAACGGATTGCAACTATCATCCCCTCAGTTAAAAGGGCGTTTTCACTAATAAACCTGTTAGCCGCCTCCAGACTGGTTTTATCTTGACTAGTCGCCAGTTGCTTTAGTAGCTGATCAAGATACTTCTGACCGGCTTGCGCGGCGTCAGCCTTTGCCGCAGCATTTTCACGTTGCGCTCGAGTGTTTTCGTCAGTTTCGTCTGTAAGCGCAGCCAGTACAGACTTTTGTTTCTCCAGCTCAGTTGAAAGCGCTGAAACCGGTATCTGACTTCGCTCCATGGCCTGCGCCATAGACTCAGTGACACCGGGTAATTCACGCAGCTTGTCTGCAACATCCTTCCAATCAACAGCGACGCCGGAAGCCTGATCTTTTGAGGCGTTTCTAACAAGATCCAGCGCCGACTGAACAGAGGCTGGAAGAGGAGTTAACCCAGCCATCAATCCATCAGCGCCAGCAGCCCCCATACCTCTTAGATCATTTTCAAATTTATCCGATATCGCACCGGACATCTCATTAAGATCAGATTGCATATCGGCAATGCTGGCTTTCAACTCTCTGAGAGTTACTGACTGGGTGGCCCTATTTAGCTTTGAAAATCTATCAATAACCTTGTCAATAGGATCAGCTAAATCACCCAGCTTTTTCTCGAGAAGTCCGGTATTGTCTCGAAGCAAAAGAAATGCCGCTGCAGCGCCAAGCACCAAAGCAGCAATTCCGACAGGCCCACCGAGAATGCCCATAAGCCCGATACCGGCCCGACTCACGCCTGCCTGAGCAGCGGTAACGGCAGCGGTTGCTCGAGCCTCAAGCATCCTTGCCTCTGCGAGCTGTATCGACATTTGCGTCTGTACTGCAGTCCCCCTCGCAGCCACAGCCTCTCGCTGAGCAAGTACAACGGCCGTCTGCGATTTTTGTAAATCTGCCTGAGCCGCCAACAAGACAGCAGCTGCTTGAGCTTTGCGCGCTACTACATCTTTATAAGCCGAGTAAGTAGCTATCGCTGCGGCGTTTGCCGATGTTGCCGCGTAACGTGTCAGTGAAGCGATTGCCGCAACAACAGCCACATCAGCCAATACTTGGAAGTTATCGCCAACCAAACCTATAGCAGCACCGAGCTTCCCGGTGAAGTCGATTGTTTCATTCAGGCGGCCGACGTAAACAGTAAACGCGTTTGAAAGGTTTTGAACTGCATCCCTAACGGCAATCCCCATCAGGTCAGCAAGAATGCCGTTGGCTACGGAGGATTTCTGTAGGCCTTCTGTCAGCAATCCTAGGCCTAGCTTCCCCTGCGCACCAAGGCTTCGAATCTCTTCGGCAGTTTTACCTGTAGCCTTGGCAATGGTATCTACCACTGTTGGCATCGCCGCGAGTATGGACTGCCAGCCGTCAGCCTCAACCTTGCCAGTCTGAAGCGCTTTTGAATATGCGTCGATGGCTGAGCTTGCCTTATCAGCCGACGCAGAGTTGGTCACCAACAGAAAGCTAAAACTATCCATCACATCGAGGGCTTGACTGGTGTTGTAGCCCATCGATTTCAAGCTATCAGATGTGCGGATGTAGAGCTCTTGCGCCTCAGATAAAGGTCGATAGGTTCGCTTTGCAGTCTCCAGCAAGCGCTGCTGAACCAGGTCGTATTCACCTACACTGGCCGTAGCCAAGCCAATTCGGTCAGACATTTGACTATACGAGTCAGCCGTCTCGATAATCTTGTTAAGCCCAGCAGCACCAATGGCAGCTGCAAGCGCGCTTTTGATAAGCCCAGAAGCGCTTTGAGCGCTTTCACCCGCCCGATCAAATGCGTTGTCGACGTTTCTCAGATTTCGATCTATGCGGCTCGACGCATCGCCAACACTGGAGTCGGCTCGGGCCAATTCCTGGCGCAACTGAGCAGTAGTGGCTTCAATGCGGATCAGCATCGATTGTACGTCGGCATCAGCCATGGTTTTCTCCAGACATAAAAAAACCCGCAATCGCGGGCTTGTTGATCATCCAAATATAACGGCGCTATTATCCTCGCAGATCATCGCGCTATTGTTCTATAGCGAGCGCACGAGGCTAGTTATCTAGGAATAATTCTGAGAATAACTGAAATTATCCCTCGAACTAGCGAACGCGCCACCAAACTCTTGGAAACCTTCACGGCTATAGCGGGGCTTACCTTATAGTAGGCAGCAATAAATAACCTACCAAGCCTTCCCGCGCTAAGTGAGTTATCGCGCCATCTGCGCAATGCATGAATTTCATTGGCCAAAGGATGCCCGTATGCAGCTGTAGCAATAAAGCACTGACTGGTACTAATAGCTTTCAGATTATTTTGAATGTCTATATCGCCTGGCTTTAAAGCAGCGGCGCGCTCAAGCAATGTGCGAGCTTGATCTTTATCACCCTTGCCCTCCCACAAAAGAAGAGCTTTGAGGTTCAGATAGGCAGCATTGTCAGGAAACGTCTCAAGGCTTCGATCAATATACTGAAGCGCCAAATCAACATTTGCTGGACTGGCACCGGTTAAGACCGAGTTGGACCCATAAACTTTTCGGTTAGCCTGAAGCTCATGAAGAATAAACATTGCTTTCATGTGATATTGCTGGGCTTCCGCGCCAAGTTCCTGATTATCAATACTCATTCCATGCCCCTCCGTTGTTGGCACGGACATATTAGCATCATCCTATTTTGATTCGCGGCCTGTCAGCGCACGGCGAAGCTTTTCAGCTACCGTCGTCGGCGAAGGCTTAGCCTTTTCAGTCTTGGCTTTCCCGCCGCCAAACGGGTTGGTCATCTGTGCCCACTCGATCTTTGCATCCATGGCCAGGAACAGCTCAGGCATCGGCGTGCGCCAGGCCACATCAGGCGACCAACCTAACCAGCCGGTGGCCACCGCATAGAGCCGGTCGACATAGCTCCCGTTTTCGACAGCGCTTACGCCTTCGCCGGCTGATCCTTTCCCGGCTGCGAACCTCGCGGGTTGTAGAGCGCTACCAGAAAGCCGTTCAGCTGGGTCGCTACTTCCAGAACGCCCTCCTGCCAAACTTGCTCAGGAATAGCCGCGGCGCTCTTGCCGCTCAGCCCTGCGCCCCCGGCGATGATCACTGCGCAACCTTCAATGCTCAAAGAGCTGATTGCCTGAGAAGCGCCGCGCAGCCCGCCGAAGTGGGCCTCAATGGTACGCACGGCCCCAAGCGATGGCGTCAGGGTGTACGTCTCGTCGCCGAGATTGATTTTGACTTCGCCGTAAAGGGTCTTGCTCATGGTTCTAATCCTTGGGATGAGGGGCCGAAGCCCCGCAGGTTACGCGGCGGCAGCCGGGAGAATTTCCAGAATGTCGGAGTTAATGCCGATGGTGACGTTGCGGCGAACCACGTTGTCAGCGGCACCAGCGGCAACGGTATTGTTCATCACCTTGCCGCGCAGGTAGAACGTGGTCGGCAACAGCGCCGGGGTGGCATCGGGATCACCATCGTTCAGGGTGATTTTGATGTTGTAGTCACCCTTGCTGCGATCCTTGTGAGCGACTTTCAACTTGGCCTGGCCCAAGTCACCATTGTCCAGGCCAACGGCCAGGGTCAGGTCACCGGCGTCTGCCGTGCCCTTGTACTTGCGCACGCGGCCATCACGCAGCGAAGTAAAGGTCACAGAGCTGAACGTGTCGCCAAATTCGCCCAGGTCTTCCACTTCGCCAATATCGACGTAGGTGTCTGCTTTGTAGAGCTCTTCAGTGTCCGCACCGTTTTTGCTACCAATGCCGATTCGGCAGCCGGCGGCTGTGTTGAGGTTGTCTTCGTTCATGGGGGGTTCCTCCAAAGGCACATTGGATAAAGCCGCGTGGCGGCCGGGTGTTGGGTTTAGTGAGTGGTGATAACGCGGACCGTGATTGATCCCTGATACGTGACGCCGTCAGCATCGCGCTGGGCGTCGGCTTGCTGGACCCTGACGGAGACGGCGCGCCCGACGGTCAACGGCAGGCGGCGCTCATCCAGCGCGCCTACAACCTCACCGATGATGCGCTTCACCTCTGCCTGACCATGGGCATCTGACCAGACCGACAGATAGATAAAGCGCTGCTCGCGCTTTCGGCCAGCGATTGGCGAGATGTTGGTGGAAACCTCACGATCAATCGAAACGTAAGGCATGGGCGAATCCATGGGTGCACCGTCGTATACCGGGCATGACACCTCGACCGCCAACCTGGTGAACACTGCCTGTTGCAGTGCAAGGGAAGGATCAGCCATCAGAAGAACCCCGACTTGCCTTACTCAACGTGCGTGCAACTGCGGCGCCGATGCTCGCTTGAACAAACTCCCTGTTCACGTCCAACGCAGGGCGAAGCCATGGATGAGCCGGCCGAGCTGGAATATCAGGAAACTTACCGAAAAAGTGCGCGCCGTCGCTTTTGTTGGTTGTGCGGCGATTTCGTCCACCCGAGCGCTTGCCGCCCGTGTAGCCCTTGGTCCCGTACTCAAAGAATCTCAAGTAAAAGAACTTCCTGTTGTTCTTTTTCCCTCGAATGCCGATCTGAGCATCCAGGCCGCTTTTAGATACGAAAACCTTAAGCGCACCGGCGGCGGCGCCTGTGTCCTTCGGGATCATGCTCCGCATCGACTGGAGTATTCGATTTGCCGACTCCTGCATTGCCGGAGCAATTTCGTTGTCCATTGTCGCGTTTATGTTGCGAAGCGTCCGGCGCAACTGGAAGTCGCCAGACATGCGGGAGCGCCGACTAGCCATGCGCTACTCCTTTGCCTTGGTGGCCTTTTCAGATGGGGCGGCCGACTCGACCACAGGCTGAACCAGCCCGCGCGCGACCAAATCAGCACCGAGCTTTGCGTCCACCGTGAATTCTTCACCCTTTTCCCGGTCGCCAGTAGCGCCGGAAAGAGTGCCTTGGGCAACTACTCTCATGATTCACCTCTACGGATTGGGTACGTTTGAACAGAGCAGTCGAAGCATGTCGCGCTCGTTGTTCGGCAGCGCGGCCTCGATCAGGTAGGTATTGGCGATTCCGTTTGCCGTGTGCACCAGGCGATTGCCCGCTACGGCATCAGCCCTTGGCCTGACGATGATCTCGGCGGTGACCAGCGCTTTCACCTGCTCAGCCACTGGCGCGGTCCTGCCTGTAGGCAGGGTGATCTCCGAATAGATCTTGCCGAGGTCAATCCAGGTGACGTCAAAACCACCGCTTGTGTTTTTCACGCGATTCGGTCTTTGCAGCATGCAACGGTGCCGTAACTGTCCGGCTCTCATGGCAGCTCCTCAGGCGCGGGATCAACGACGCCGCGCCAGTTCCTGGAAGCCCACAGCAATGACTCAACTCCCATCGGCAATTCCGCAGTGATGGTGCCGATCACGACCGCCTCGCGTGACGAGTACGAGTGCCCTAACAAAAGCAGCAGCGCGTTCTTAAACGACGCGGGGAAATTCGCCAGCACCTCGAGCGCCGGGTTATCGCAGTACCACAGCGCCCAAGCCAGCGCGGACTCAGCGTAGAGTTCGATAAGGTCGTCATCGTCTTCATGATCGACGCGCAGATGCTTGCGCATCAAAGCGATCGACAGCAGATCGGTGACGGGCATGCTCATTTTTTGCTACTCGTTTTTTTGGGTGGCTCGGTTGAACCGTTGCTGGCTGGATCGATCTCTTCAGCCAATTCCATGCCGATCAAGGCGTCGGCGATCTCATCAGTCACCGGCCGTTCTTCGAACTGATCGAAGTTACCTGCGTGGTAGTGGGAGAACTGCCGCAATGCACGAATGGTTTTCATCTTAATGCCGGGGCAGTTGCCTGCCCCGCTCCCGAGTTTATGCCGCCGGCGTGAATGCGCCTTTGATGATTGCGGTAGGACGATAGTGGGTGACCGCCAGGCGCTCTTCGCACAGGATGGTCAGCATGTTTTTCACGAAGTTATCTCGATCCTGGTTGCTGATCTCGATAGTCGCGTCCATGCGGTCCCAGATCTGCGAAGCCATGTCGAAGCCGCCAACAGTGAAAGTGCCCTGTGCCTGCGCTTTGGTTGCAACAACAGGCAGCCCCCACATGACCTTGGCGGCGAACGCCGCAGGTCCGCCGAAAATGTAACGACCGTCACCGTCTTTCAGCAGCGCGATGGCGTGCCAGTCGCGGGGGTTCAAAATCAGGCCAGAAGCCTCAAACTCGGATTCACTGGTCTGGAAGATCGCGTGTGCGATCTGGTCAGCGCGAGTGTCGCCGGTGGCATTGAGCGTAGTGTCGTAGGCGGTCGCCACTTTGTTCAGGCCGATCAGGTTGTCACCGGTGCCATCGCCGTTGAGAAGCTGCCCCTCTTCGACCAAGTCCAGACCAAACAACAGGCGACCGTTCACATAGGATTCCAGCATCGGAGCGTCAGACATGATCTGGCGAGAAGCTTGGATCCAGTGAGCCAGCGTCTTGACGTTGGCCGTTTCCTTGGTGAACGTCAGGTTGGACTCGGGCTTCAGCGTGCCCTCGGCGACCGGCGCGGCGCTGTTGATGAATACGTTCTCGCGCACGTACTCGATGGCGTCGGAAGTCGTGCGACCTTGCGCCAGCAGGTCACGGATGGTCAGGCGGCGCAGGCCGGGCATCAGAATGCCGGGGTTCTGCTGGGGCTGGACCAGCGCGCCAGCAGAAGCAGCGCCAGCGCCAAGCGCTTTGCTGAAGCTAATCACGTCTACCTTGCCGGAGGTAGAGCCGTTCCAGCCCTTCTTCAGATCTTCGGCAGCCCGCTCAGCGAACGATTTTTTGGCTTCAGGGTTATCGAGAGTGCCGCCGGCAAGCTTCGACTCAAGGTCGAACAAGCGGGTGCCTGCCGTTTTCAGTTCGTCCTGCACTGTCTGCAGATCGGTTTGAATCTTCTTGCTCACTTCGCCGGTGGCGGTGATCTCTTTCTTTTGCGCCTCGAACAGCTCAGTCATGTTCGTTTGCGCGGTTTCGATTGCCTTTTGAATTTGGGCCAATTCGGACATGGTTTAATTTCCTACAGATGGGAATGACTTGATGCGATCCAGGATCGCGGTGATTTCGCCACCTTCGGAATCACTCCGAACTGCGGACTTGATCCGGGCTATAAGGCCCAGGGCTTGCGACTTCGAAAGACCGGCCGAATCCCTCAGCCAATGCTCTACATCGCGAATGGTGCTGATCGATTCCATGCTTTTCATGGCGTCAATGGTCGCCTGTTCATTGGCAGGAAAAGTGCAAATGCTGATCTCTCGCAGGGCCTGGACATTGCTGAATGCGCGGCCGGTATCGATGACGGCGTAATCGTCCTTGAGGACCGTGAAGCCAACCGACAAACCCTCGACGGTCTTATGTTCCATGGCTGCCCGGAGGTCGTTGGAGACCGACAAACCGGGCGTCAGCTCGCCTCCGACGAAGAGCCCTTTGCTGTCCTCCGCCAGCGACTGCCATTTGCCAACAGGCAAGCCGTAGGTCTGATGGTTGAAGAACATGCCGACTTGGCGGCTTTGCGAGGACAAAGCCTTCTTGAAGGCGCCGGGCAGGATGATGTCGCCGTCCGAGTCGATGACGTCGAAAACACTGGCGTACCCCTCGAACACACCAACCTTGCCATCCGAGGAGAACTTGATTTGAGTCTCGGTGAACGCCAAGGTCTTTTGAATATTTGCCATTGGGTAGCTCCAGAAAAACTAAACCCCGCCAGGGGCGGGGTTCTTTTGACCAAGTTGATCAAGCGGCACGTTTTGCGATTGGCGTGTGGCGACGTCGCCACCGGGCAGCTTTGGCCTATTGCTGACTCGCCGGCCCTCGTTGGGAGTCAGCAGCCCGGTATCAATCAACGTTTTTAGGTAATTCGCCCGGGCGGTTGAGTCACCACTCAGCAACCCGTCTCGGTTGTGCTCAGCATGGAACACCCCGAGGTCGCTGGGCTTTACAAGCCATCGCAGAATGCAGCCCTCCCAGATTTCAAGGTAAGGGTCGAGCGCGTACTGGAGAAAGCCCAGGTTCTGTTGCTCGATACCCGAGCCCCAGCTTGTTGACTTTTCAACGTCGCCCACCAGGTGCGGCGGCACGCCGAAGAACCGCGCCAGCTCACTTACCTGGAACTTTCTGGCTGCCATTGTCTCGGCGTCTTGCGGGCTCACACCTATGGCCTGGGTCGTAAAACCTCCCTCCAATATCCAGAGACGCTTCTTGACTGGCCCACCGGATATCTCCTTGAAATTCTCCTCGACTTGCGCCCGCTGATCCTTGTTAAGAACCTTTCCCTCCCCTGTCATAAGAAGCTGCGGGGACTTGGCACCGTTGGCATAAAAGTCGCGCTGCTGATCTTCCATCGCAACGGCTACACCGGCGGTCTTCGCTGCGAAAGCAATCGGCGAAAGGCCGACCAGGCCGTTAAAACCAAAACCCTTCAGGTGAAAAATATCGCTCTGCTTGAAATCTGCGTACTCGGTGTCGCGGCGATAGCGGTAGACGATTCGCTTACCCTCCAAGCGAACATCCATGTTCACAGACATGAGCGGCACTAGACTAATTACGTCCCCAACCCCGTTGCGCTCAATCAGTGCGTAGGCGTTGCCGTAATAGCAAAGCTGCATAGTCATGGCCACACGAAAATCAAAGGCAGTCATGAAGTCATTGGGGCGGTACTTAAGGAGTCGCGCCAGCGGGTTATCCAGCCCGACCTTTACCCTGTCTTCGCCTTTGGTTTGGAAAACGTCCAGTGGCATGCAAGCTGTCACGCTGGAGATAAGCCGCACGCAAGCGAACACGGTCGCGATCTGGAGCGAGCGCTCATCGTTGACGACCGAATCACCCACTACACCCTGGGCTGACACGGGGCCTGTCTGCGAACCTTTTTCGGGTGTAACCAGGCGGCCGCCGACAAAGAAGCTCGCCATACGCGCCCAGAAGGGACTGCGCGTGCGCAGGTCGATGCTGTAGTCGGTATCTGCCATTACATGCTCATCGGTCTGGAGAGGAAGTCGTCGACAGAACCCTGCACCTCAGCGTTTGCCAGGATGCGCCCTATCGTCATGATCAGCGCGACAGCGCCGTCGATCTTGTTGTCATCGCCCTGCTTAATAGGGCGCACGACGTCATCATTGCCGGGCAAGTTTTTGCCGATAACGTTGCCAATACACCAGGTCATGATCGGATTACCGTCATGATGGAAACGCCCAGCCTCAATCGCGGCCTCCAACTCTTTCATCGGGTCCGACATGTTGGTGTAATTCTGCGTGATCGTGACCGGGTTGAAACCTTGATCATCCAGATCGTGGCTGAGCCCGGTAGCGCCGTGCGGGTCAATCGGGCACTCACGCACCGGGGCGTGATGGTTTGCCTCCTTGGTGTCTTCAAGGATCTCGCGGTAGTCGACCTCTGCACCGTCAGTCACATCCAGATGCTTGGAGTGAACCCAGGCCTGGAAGCGCTCAGCCATTCGCTTGTTATCGGTGTTAAAGGCGGTGTCGTAAGGAACCCAAAACTTCGGCGCGATGCTGTAGTAGTGGTTCTTCCCGTCAATGACTCGCCAGAACAGCCTGGCCCTAGAGTTCATGTCGAGCTTTCGCGCCAAGTCGAAACCGGCAATCCACTCCTGACCCTCGAACTGCTCCAGGGTCAGCGACGTGTCTTCGCATGCCTTCCAGCTTTCCATGTTGTAGAAGCCGGACTTTGCACTCACCCAAAGGTTGAGGTGCTTCGTTTTGAAGGTGTTGGCAAAACGCGCCGACCTGATGGCCCTCGCCTGCTGGCTTTCCAGGTACTCCTGAAACACAGAAACGCCATGGTTCGGATTGGCCTTGGCCAGCATCTTCGGGTCGGTCCAGTCGTCGCCCTCGTCCAGCGTCCATATCCAGCCGAATAACTCTTCGTCCGGCACAGTACCGGCCAGCATCTCGACGACCTGGCGGCGCTTGTCGTAGCACGGCCCTTCAATATCGGCGCCGGCGGTGGTGATGATGAACATCAGCGGCTGACGTCGAGCGCCCATCCCCGTGAGCATGGTGTCGTACTGGGCCGACGTTGGGTGTTCGTGGTATTCGTCGACGATGGCGCAGCTTGGCGAAGCGCCGTCGCCAGGATTGCCGATCAGTGGCTCGAAGCGGCTGAAGTCGGACGGTATGTTCATGTTCGAGGCATTCACCTCGATACCGGCAGCCTGGATCAGCATCGGCGATTTGCTGACCATGAGCTTGGCGGGGCGGAATACCTCCCAGGCCTGTTTCTCGGTCGTCGCGCCGGCGTAAACCTCAGCACCGAATTCGCCATCGGCGACGAACATGCTGATGCCCACGCCGCCGGCAACAACTGACTTCCCGTTTTTCCTGGGCACTTCCCAGTAGCTTTCACGGAACCGACGGTGCCCGCCTTTCTTCTTGACCCAGCCAAATGTCACGGCCAGGCCAAAAAGCTGCCAAGGCTCGAGCGTGATCAGCTGACGCTTAAATGCCCACTCACCCTTGGTGTGCGGTAGCAGCTGCATCAGCTTGAGCTTTTTCTCCGCCTTCGCAGGGTCGAACTTGAAGCGGAAGCCGCGTTTCCGACTTGCTGCCAGATCGTCGAAGTGGCGCTGCACTGCCTGGTGTATGTAGCGGCACGCCGGCACCTTCCCGCGGAGCAATGACCGACCCCACGCCGTTGCCTTATCGACATTGGGGTGGGCAGATTTGGTCATCAGGTTCTCAGCAGGTTGGCAAATTCGTTGGTTTCTTTCTCCTTGTTGCCGCCGATCAGTCGTGTGCGGCTGGCCGGGTCCAGCCCCAGCATCGAACCGAACGTCACCATCTGTCGCATCGTTTCGTTCGCAGCGGTAAGTGCGGGGTTCTTCATCGGGCCGCCGGTGGCGCCCGTCACGACGATCCCGTGTTGTTGGATCGATTCCTGCGCCATACGCCAGTTGTCGTAGGCGCTGCAAAAAGCCTCAACGTTGTGCAGGTCCGTGATCGCCACCACGTTCTCGCGCAGCAGCTCAGGAACAATCATGTTCCACATGGTGGCGGCCCTTGGGCTGAACCACTCCGGCGGGTCGATCTGGGTGATCTTGGAAAACTGCGGTTCGGCTGTGTTCAGCGCGCGCTTGCCAGGGTTTCCGGCGAGTGCTTTTTTGGCCGTTGGCTTGGGTTTGCGACCACGGCCGGCGACCGTGGCGGTGCCTCCCATCGCGCAACTCCTGAATTTTTAATTTCGCGGGTGTGTGAAAAAGGGCAAGGGGACGGTCTAGCTACCGAAAACCCCAGACTTTTGACCCTCCCCCACCCCAATTGAGAATCAACCTCACTACAGCGACTTGGCCGCTCCGTTCGCGCGATCTCTCGAAGGGTTGCCCCAGCCGCCGTCCTCGGCAGCCGTCTTTCTGCTGTGGCATGAGTGGCAAAGGGCTTGCCAGTTCGTGCTGTCCCAGAAGATCGTCCAGTCACCCTTGTGAGGCCTGATGTGGTCGACGTGGTTTGCCGCGACGACCAATCCTTGCCACTCGCACTCAACGCATAGCGGGTGCTTGGCCAAATACGCCTTGCGAGCCTGCTGCCATTTGTAGCTGTAGCCTCGCTGGGCGCTGGTCTCACGCTCACGCTCACGGCGCTTGGCCTCCGCACTCTTGCCGATGTCCACATGGGCATCGCAATAGCGTGGGTTGCGGGTCAGTACATTGCAGCCTTGAGCATTGCATGGCTTCTTGGGTCTAAGCGGCATCTTCTATTTGCTCTTACTGCGAACGATCTGTGCGTCGACCTGGTCAGCGCAGGTATCCAGCAGCTTGATCGCCTTGTCCTTGAGTTCCCACACATCGCCGTTGAGGCGAAGGTCGGCTTCGTCCTGGTCAACGCGCTCACAAGGGATCAGCTCGGGCGCTTCAATTCTTACCGCCTGGGTCTTTGTTACCAGCACTGGCTTTGCCGCGCAGCCCGTCAGGCAAAGGCTGATTAGCCCAGTCACGAACAGGCTTGCTGCTGCGCTTGAGTTGTTCAAAGTCTTTCCTCGCCTTCTCGGCTTTCTTCTCGCTGGCCTTGATTCGATTGGCCAGGTCGGATGCGTACGCGGCGTTGCGCACTGCTTCGGCGCGCAGCGTGGTGATCGTGGCTTGGCTTACGAGGTTGGCGTCGACCGCTTGTTGCTTTGCCTTCTTCTCAGTGTCTCGCTCTCCCTGAGCGGTCACTACGTCAGCCTGCACTAGCTTGATCCGGTACTGCTGAATCCCTACGAGCAGGACAGCGACCAGGGCAATAATGAATGCAGCAGCGAAGGCCTTCATGCGGCATCCGCCTTGCGACCGAGGAAGCGGGTCACCAGTTCGCGAATGGCTGTCACGCCAAGGAATCCGATAGTGCCACCGGCAGCGACCGACAAACTGGAAGGCCAGGCCATCCACTCAATGAGGCTCGACGCGACCAAGCTCAGCGATCCACAGATCAGCGCTTCGAAAACGATGCGGCGCTTACTGGTTTCTTTCGCGTCGTACATAACGCGCAAAAGGGAGACGGTGATGGACATGATCACGCCCTGCCATAGCGGATTGCTCAAGGCCATCCAGATCTTGGCCCAAGTGTCTGGTTTGTCAGGCATGGGAAGGCATCCGGTGTCCTCCCTCTCGGGGAGCAAAAACGAAAAAACCCCGCACTTGGCGGGGCTCACAAACGAACAAGCCCTGCTCGATGGCAGGGCTTAAATGGTTAAAATCTTACTCTTTTCTAAACGCTGGACGATAGGACAAGTGTTTTTTCAGGGCGTCAAAAATCTGAGCATAAACTTCTTCATTCCCATCTGACCCGATTGGGACATCGACGTCGATGTTTCCTGAATTATCCCAAACTCGAAGGGTTTCACCTGTACTACCAACATTTAGCGAGAATCTTACCTTGCTCTTGGGGAAGCATCCCGGCTCCTCCTCCAAGGTGATCAGCAGATCGAAATGGATGGCACCTTTCGAACCCGGGAGCTGCGGATAATGGCAGTCCTTATCTTCACCTGGCTTTGTCAACGCAACATAGGAATAGGACTGTTTTCCATCAAAGTCCTTGTACGTCTTGCTCGGAAATTCTAAATACGTCCAAAGCCCCGAGGCAATTTGACCGGCCCGCACCTGCAGCGCTTGCCAATAATTGCGCTCGGCGTGGGTTTGCTCGCTTAACGCGCTGCACAGCTCATCGTACTTACTCATGATGCCCTCCTTTGACAAAGGACAAACATTGCCACAGCCAAGTTTACTGATCTACAAAAAAGCCCAGCAAGTGGCTGGGCTTTGTGTGTCGTCTCTCATAACGCGCAAGATCGACATGATGGGGTTAATTTACGGCCAGTCGGCCAACAGGTCAAGCGGCATCTACAAAGATTTGTTCGCTGTCGAATATCTCGGTCGCGTGGATCACGGCCTGCTCTTCGAGCTTCTCCAAACGCTTGTGAATTCCGCCTCGCCAGTTGCGGCGCGTGCGCTCCGGGGAGCCCGCCAGATCCCAGGTGTTCATGTCGTAGAACTCGGCAGGCAGCACGATCATGTCGGTGGAGCGCTTGCCAACTTGCATGCCTTTCAGCTTCGGTATGGCCCAGGCCGTCAGCGCCTTATAGATGAACAGCTGCGGCGCCGGCGAAACCATACGGGCCACTAGCCTGCCGATGGCGCTGACTTTGTTGGCCTTGTGCGTTGAGTACTTGGCTACCAGCACATCCCACTGCGCAGAGTCGAGTTGCCGGTGCAGCAGCGCATAGAGGCAGCAGTCGTAATCAAACTTGTCACGCACTGAAAGCGTGCTGCCGGTGCCGCCCTGGCGCAGGTCGGCGTCGATCAGCTTCTGCCAGGACTGCTTGGTGCTGTTGTCGATATTGTCTGCTGCCAGCACCCGCACCAGGGTGGACATTACGTCCTTATACATAGCCATTGGTCAGCCCTCCTTGGGCGCATTAAACGCACGACGTCCAGCCCGCGCCAAAACTTTGTCCTGACACACATGTATCGCCCGACAGAATTCGTCGCGATCCATTGGGTGCTCGATAGGGAGCTTCAAGTACTCATTCCATGCGTCAGCAAGGAGGCTAGCAATGAAACCTTCGCGGTCAGTCAGCAAGATCGGCATGGTCAGTCCCCTGTGTAGTTGGTGCCGCCGGCGCCGCGGCGGTTGTTGTGTTCGTACTGCTGGTGCGCACCACCTGTCGCGCTGTTCGCCTTGGCAATCTCGCCAAGCGCTTCCCGAAGCCTGGCGTTAAGCACCTGCACAACATCGATGAGCGGCAGCGCGGAAAGGGTACTGCCGCACACCCAGCCGGAGGCATGGCAGTTCTCGCACGTCATTTGATGAAAGACGCCCGTGTAAATGCCGGTGCCACGGCAAGCATTGCACTCGACGATAAATTTCAGTTCGCGGCGGAAGGCCGGTCCATTTGACTTGCTCATATTGCCTCCGAGAGTTTCGAGCGCAGAGACTCGTTTTCACATTTAAGCCTGCGCATTTCCCGCGTCTCGGTTTGCTTATGCATCTGGTAAAGCCCTCTTAAGGCTTCGATGTGAGCGATAAGGGCAAGCAAAGCGGTCGAATTAGCGGCGTCCATGAATTCCAACTCTGCCTTGTCCCAGGCCTCCGCAAGATCGTCTCCGCCGGATTTGCAGAGCTCAGCAAACGTATTCTCGGCGGCCTCAGCCACGCGCTTCAGGTTGGCCAGGTCGGGAATTTGCGCTTGATTTACCATTTTTAAACCTCGCCTATGGTTGATTCTTGAATGGCCTTGCAGCCCTTATGTTCTGTGGCTTCCAGCGAATTACCGGAATCTCCCGTTCTAAAGCCGGTCAATCCGTGAATGAGGTCAAAACCACGCTGATCTAGATGCGCGTGCCACTTCTCCAGCGCATCACGTTTGCGCGCCATCACGTCGGACTGGATGTACACCTTCACGTTGTGCCCCATGGCGTGGTTGATCAGCAGCTCGCCAATCAGGTGGTCGATGCCGATGTCTGCCCAGCCGGTGCGGGCCACCTTGCGAAGGTCGTGGCTGGTCCACTCACCCTTGCCCAAGCGCGTAAACACGGCGCTGGCCTGGCCCTCGCTCAGTGGCTTGCCATTGCGGGCCGGGAACACGTACTGGCCGTCGTAGCCATTGGCGTACTGCCAGTCGCGGTAACGTTTCAGGATCTCGCACATCTGCTCGGTCAGCGGCAGGTGATGCTCGACGCCGGTCTTGGTGTGGTCGCCGGGGATGAACCACTCGCGCTCGGCCAAGCTGATATGCGGCCACTGGGTCAGTCGGCTTTCTCCAATGCGCGTGCCGTGGCAAAGCATCAACAGGGCCAGCATGGCGTCACGCGGCGCGCAAACGAATACTTCGGCCAACTGCTCGAGCAAGTCAGGCAGCTGGACACCGCGCAGGCGAGACGGCTTGATCCCGACCTTCGCCTTGGAGAAGTCACTGAACTTGATGCCGGCCATGGGGTTGGAAGCGATCAAACCCAGCTTGGACGCCTGGCGGAAGGCCAGGGCCAGCAACTGAAACACCAGGCGCACGTAGTCGATGGAAAGCACCTCCTGGAGCGGCCACATCATCTGGCTGTCAAGCGCGGCCTTGTCGATACCAGCAAGCGGCAGATCGCCGAGGCGCGGGATCAGGTGGCACTTGATCGCCGAGGCGCCGGTCTTCTTGCGCTTGCTGGACAAGTTGCGGTCGCGGGCCATGCGCGCGGCGTACCAAGCCAGCAACTCACCAACGGTTGCCCACTTCGAAAGACTGGAGCCCTCGCCCGCCTCCAGCCGAAGGCGAATCGCCGGGAGCGCGGCGACAACCTGCTTGGCATTCAGCTCGGGGTAGCTTCCAATCAAATTCCATTCGCCCTTGGTGACCAAGTACCAGGACGCTCGGTCGCGAGCCTTGGTGAAGCGCAGGTACAGTCCTCGATTGTCGGTGTCGCGCAGGTCGCGAACGTCGCCGGCGGCCTGCCGCTTGATCTCGGCGTCGGTGATTTTCGCGGCAACGGTGCTCACGATGAAGCCCTCGGCCAGATATTCAAGCCTTCCTTCTCCCCACCGTCGTAGCAACTGCGGGCCCTGTTGTGTCGTTCATTCCAGCGATCGATCGCGATCCGCATCACGTCAGCCACTTCGAGGTCGTAGATATGCTCAAATGTGCCGAGCGAGCACGTATTGATGTTTGGGCCCTGGGCGCCGCAGTCATGGCACCAGACATGCGCCTCGTACGCCTCATCGAAGTCTTCGTTCTGCTTGCGCTCTTCGAACACCTCTTCCTGGGTAATCCAGTTGCGCGCAATGATGCACGGCGGTCCTTCGCAAAATGGGCACGGATTCATCTTGATTGGCTCGATCATGCCGCAGCCCTCGTTTGTGGTTGGATTAGGTAGGCCCTGATGGCCTCAATGGCGTCGAAGTGCCCACGGCATACGATGGCCAGGTAACCCTGATCGGTCAGCGCCTGGAGGTATGCGTCCTGAGCCGGTGAGACGGCGGCGTCGTGCGGGGCGGCCGCCTTGAATTCGATGTACAGGCCGAAGTACCCGCCGCGCGCCATTGGCAGCACAAGGTCAGGAACACCAGCCTTCACTCCCTGCGCCTTCAGCTTGATCGCGACCAACTTATGCCGGTGCCCACCGTTCGGTACGTGGTAGATCAACTTCGCGGCGGCCGGGTAGCGCAGGCAAATTTCCTTCATCAGGGCGGCTTGCTCCAGGCCTTCGCGGTCGACAGGCTTGGCGCGCTTCGGCGCGGGGTTGAAGGCCTTCACGGCGAACGGTGTCAAAGTTTCACCTTCCCTTCTCGAATAAGAATGTCTTGCGTGCGCATGACGCCCTCGGCGAGATACAGCCGGACCTCATCGCGGGTCATTTGCACTGGAGCCTTGAGCCTGCCATCAGCAATGTCATGGCAATAGCCGCAGGCCCACGCACCCTGAAAGTCATTGGGCTTCATGCCCACCCCGCAGGTGCCAGCCAAGCGGTAGTGCGCCAAGACGGTGGTGGATGATTCGCAGCCACACCCCGGAAAACGCACCTGGCAATCGCGGTCGCGGGCGGCGCTGGTGAGCTTGCTCATCGGGAGCCACCTGCACGGCGAGCGCGAAGCTCGGCTAAAGCCTTGTTCCCCACGTCTGGCGTCATCTTTGGCTCAGGGCTCGGCAGTTCCGCCGCCGGAACGGCTTCGAGCTGCTCGCCCTTCCAAATGCGTCGGCATTGGTTGAGGTAGTGCTTTTCGAAGCTGGCCAGACCAAGCTCGCGGGAGAGCAGTGGCAGGCTGTGAAAACCTGCAGCTGCCGTGGCGTGGTAAACGGCAGGGTGGTACCACTTCGAGCAATTGCGCATGGCGGGATGGCAGTTGCGCAGCGCCTGCGCATAGGCCGACTCGACGCTGGGCAGACCAAGGCCCTCTGGAGCAAAACACCAACTGACGAATACGCCTGGCGCTGGCACGAACGCGGATTTGCTCGCGCTAACAACCCGCATTCCGTGGTCAATCTGCTCCATGCGGGTAATTCCAGAGCGCATGAATTCGCCGAGCCACTCAAGCTTTGAGGCGTTCATGACGGCCTCGGTTGGCCAGGACTGGCGCCACGCGCCACAGGCACCGCGAAGACGCAGGAACAGATCGTCGATAACTGCTTGGGTCGCCAGGTCCACGGCCACCACAGCAGGCGAATTATCAGGGCCTTCGTAGGACGGGTCGGTGCGACGGCGTGCAACGAGCTCACTGGCAGCCACCGGCTTGCTTGAACGGTTCATAGGCGAACTCCTTTCGATGCCCAGTCGTTGCCGGCCGATTCACCGTCTGGATCAGCACTGGAAGCGGCGGCGGCGCGCTCCCGCTTGATCCAGCCGACGAGCTTGAAACACCAGCCAGCGGCGGTATCGAGTACGGATGTTTTGGCGACGAAGAACCCCTTGAACCCGGACAGCAGTTCCGGCGTCAGGGCGTCAGCTGGCAGACCGGCGATTTTCAGTTGGGTGTGGAGCGCCTGCTCCTGAGGCTCGAAGTCTGCAAACATCGCGAACCGCTGGCGGTCGTCTTGCTGATCCAGAGCCTGACGTTCTTGCTCAGCGATCAACTCGGCAAGCTCGCGCTGCTGCTGCTCTTCGGTTCCTTGATGGTTAAGTGATGGATTGGGTGCAGCCTCTGCACCCCGTTCTGTTCCAGGCTGCACCCCGTTCTGTTGTGAACTGCACCCCGTTGCGTCATCTGCACCCCGTTTTGCACGGGGTGCAGGATTTGCACCCCGCAATATTTGAAGGTCATAAACGACTGGGCGGCGGTCATGGCGGTCGATGTGAACCGCAGCGATCGCCTGATTCCCTTTCTTGATCAGTCCGGACTGCTCCAGGTCATCGAGCTTGTAACGAACAGTCCGCTCGGATAGGCCGGTGTCTTGCGCAAGCGTGGAGGCTGATGGAAAGGCGCCGGTGCCGTTAGAGCCGGCGTAGTTGGCCAGGCACAACAGCACGTGACGCGCGCTCGAGTCTTTTAGGGTTTCAGTGGGCAGAGAGAGCGCCCAGGACATTGCCTGAACGCTCACAGCGAGTTTCCTTGGAGTTGTTCGGCGAGGGTGGTGATGCCTTTTCGGGTAACCATGACCTGCTCCACCACCTTCAGGTCTTCTTCGGCGCCCTTCCCTACCGTGACCAGTTTGTGCTCGAGCAGGCCCGAGGTCAGGCGAGGCTGGTAGGCAGACCAGGCAGCGAATGATGTGCGGCGGTAGATCCATCGGTTGTCGCTGAGCCACTTGAAGAGCTTCAGCGGGCCGATACCAAGTTGCTTCGCGGCCGACGTAATGCAGATAGAGCCGTGGGTTGCGGAAAGGAGCTCCAGCGCCTGAACCTTGGGCGCCTGCTGCTGGATTACCTGATGGAGCGAGGCATTCTGTTTGGCCTGATCAGCGGCGAGCTGAAGGGCTTCGGCGAAGTTGGAAGGCATGGGCATCGTGTGTCGCGACACTTTTTCAAGTTCGGCAAGACGTGTCACGACACGGTGGCGAAGCGGGATGCTGTACCCGGTCAGAAGCGTCTCGGTAAGCAGACGGTCAAGTTGAAACTCGGCGGTGTAACCCCGCCCGTCCTTCTCCTCCTGAAGATGGCGCAGATTTGCGCCATCCTTCTCCAGGGCGTCGCGCATCACGCGGATGTCACGAATGACATCCTTGTGTTGTTTGCCAGTGAGATCGGCGATCTCCCGGCTCGACATGGTGACGGTATTGCCTGGAGCAACAAGTGTGTTCATAATGGCCCCACAAAGTTTATTGCTGTTGAAAGGACCGCCCTGCCAGGCGGTTTTTTTATGCCTGCGATTCAGGCGTTATGGGTGTCCGGTGCATCCGTGGTAGCTTTTTGCCTCCACACTAAAAGGTCACGGAGACCGAACATGGAAAAGATCAAGGCGCGCTGGGCACGCTGGAAGGTCAAGCATTGGGACAAAAGCGTGTACGCATACGATGGTGGCGACTTCGGAATGCTTGGCTTCAACAGTCCACCGCTGAGAGCGTTCTGGGATAAGCACGGACCAAACATAAAGAAGGCGATCATCTGGCTATTCCTTGTCATTGCTGGTGGAGTCATCACCAAGCTTGTAGGGCTTGCCTGAGGCGTTAGCTCGAACCAGTTGCGCGGCCAAATCGAGGAAGCGCAGCTTTTCGAGGGCTGACATATCAGGGTCAAAGGACACATGCGTCAGCGGAATGACCTCTGGTCGAGATGACTTTTCACTAGAAGCAATTAGCCCCACCAAAAAGCCGAACGCGCCCGCACCGAAAGCGCAGCTAGCAACCAAAATGGCAGTAGAAATCATTTCATCCACCGGCTGCCGAGAAAGCCACGTTCGAGCATTGCAACGTAGAACGCCCTTCGGCTTTCCTCGTCCGTCTTGAGCAAGGCCTGCTTTGAATGGTTTTTGACCGCCATCTCTATTCCCTTCCTATGCACTGTATGAATTAACAGCTGATCCAGAATCTCTATTCGCTTTGGCTCGACTGCTGGAAAATCAACTCAGCCAGCGAGCTCTTCGCGTGGGTAGAGGTCAGGCCTCAGCTCAAAGCGAGTCACCTGCCCACCCACCGCTCGTTCGAACGGGATAACCAGGTCGGCAGGGACGCGCTTGTTGCGGTGAACGCACTGCCAGATACGTGGCTGGCTTGTGCTGCATCGGCGCGCAAGCTCTGCCTGCCCGCCAGCCAGCCTCACCACCTCGTCGATAGGTCTTTCTTTGTTTGGCATGTCAGGTGCCTCAATGGGTCGTGGAAGGAATGATAACCTAAGTTATGGATATGACCAACACATGTTATTTGATGAGCAATAACACATGTTTTAATCTTGCTCACATGGAAAACAGAACCGAAACGCTGAAAGACCGCATCCTCACTCGGCGATTGAAACTGGATCTCAGCCAGCAGCAATTGGCTGACAAGGCCGGAGTGAGCCAGGTGACGATTCAGCATCTGGAGAGTGGAAGAAACAGGACATCTAAGAAGCTCGTTGAAATTGCGCGAGCGCTTGGCGTGTCTGCCGAATGGCTGATGAGTGGGGTTTCAAATTCAAAAGCGTCCAACGATCGCTTTGAATCCAACGTCACTCTCGCCCCTCAGCCGCACCGTTCATTCGAATACCCAGAGATAAGTTGGGTGCAAGCGGGAGCTGCTAAGGAGTCTGTGCAGGAGCTGAATCTGGCGGATTGTGAGAAGCATGCTTCAGAAGCTTGGGCCGGTGAGAATGGGTTCTGGCTAAGGGTGGTCGGACCGTCGATGACACCGGTGTTTCAAGAAGGGATGGTTATTCTTGTGGCGCCCGACATAGAGCCCGAAAACGGGCAATACGTAGTAGCCCGAATGATCGACACGGATGAGGCGACCTTCAAGCAATTCATTCGTGACTCCGGCCGCTACTATTTGAAGCCGTTAAACCCTTCATTCCCCACAACCCCAATGGACGACACGTGGGAGGTTGTGGGTACCGTTGTTGATGGGAAGCTTGCAAAGTCAGTTTTCCGATAGGTCCCACTGCTGAAAAAGCCTGCCGCTGAGCAGGTTTTTTTTCGCCCATTAAAAATTTGATAACTTAAGTTATTGACAAGCTACCAACCTGGGTTATTATTCGACCCATAACTTAGGTTATCAAACGACTGGTGAAGCCGCCAGGTAGCACGGGATCAGCGAAGTGATCTCCCAGCCCCGGAAAGCGGGACCGACTGGACCAAAGCTCTTTAAGTAGAACGGAAATTTTCACTGCTGCACCTGGCTTGCCGGGTGCATCGGGAAACCAACCGGGAGTCACATTGATGGAAGCAACAATCGTCAGGGGCGCATGGAAGGGTCATCTCGGACGCGGCCTTGCGCCAAAAGAACTGCAGTACCTGCTGGGCACGGCTCAGGGCATGACAGCCAAGGAGATTGCCCGCCAGTTCGACGTGGCGGCGTGCACCGTGGCCAAGCGTCTTTCCTGCGCCATGTTCAAGCTCGGCGTGAATCGGCAAACCGCGATGATCGCTGAGGCCATGCGCCGGCAGATCATCTCGCCGATGTGCTTTGTTCTGGCGGCACTGATCGCTATGCACGCAATTATCGGTGATGACGCCATGCGCCGTGACCGCCGAGCGCCCGAGCGCAGAACAGCCCAAGTGCGAATGGTTCGGCAGTCCGAAAGACCGAGCCTAATGGCGTAGATAAAGCATCACTTCTGCACCTTGGCGACAGGGTGCAGCGGGATGGTGAAAGCCTACGGAAATGGGCGAACTACACGTATGAACCCCATATAAAAGAAATGGTGACGTGGACGTCCGGTGCAAACCCGGGCCCGAGCGCCTGGTACTCCCCAGCACCAGGCCGCATCGGAGTGTGAACTGAGTACCGCCGGCGAGCGCGAGAGCAAACGCAGACAAACGTCATGCAGTTCACACCCCGATGCGGACGACCAATACCGCTATGCGTCCACCTGCATCAACCACCAACTGGAGAAAACCATGCTCCTACTGTTCCTGATCGGTGCCACGCTGAGTTTCGAGAGGCCAGAACCTCGAGTGATTGCAAGCGTGCCAGGCGATCAAGTGCGCCTCCACCGAGAGGCCTGGCGATGTACCACCGGGGTCGCGGCGTTCTGGCGCTGACGGTCCCGCCCAAAACTCAAACTACTGCATCCGAGAATGGCCCGACGTCCAACGGGCCTTTCTTTTGCGCGCCTTTATCCGTCAGCACCCTCCCCTGCGCCCAACGGCAAACAGCAGGCGGTCAGGCTGCTGACGAATAAACGCAACCCACCGAGGTATCCAACATGCACGCATCCATTCAACAGCGCGTAGACGGGGTTGCGGCCCTGCACATGCGATCCCGCCTGGCTACCGCCGAGTTCTACGCGATGATCGGCAAAGAGCCGCCGGCGCAACAGATTCGCTTCCAGATCAAGAACGTCGGCAACGCGTACCACATCGTGGAGCGCTCCACCGGCAAGGTGAAGGGCTTCCGCTGGACCTGGAAGGCAGCAAGCAACCTGGCCCAGGCGCTGGAATCTCGCGCCGACGGCGTCAAGGTGACCCTTTCAGGCGGTGCTCAATGATCGGCGAGCCAATGCCCAACCCGCGAGAATCGATCATCCACGACCTCAACCAGCAGCTCGACGCTTTCTTCGGTGCAGGCCGCAGCGTGCAGGAAGTCGCCCAAGGCGTAACCGGCGTGAAGGATGGCACCTACGGCGGTGGTCATAGCAGCAAGCTGCGCGCCGAGCGCGACAGGCTAGCGCCAGGGCTCAAGCAATTGGCTGAGGCTGGCACGTCGATCAACAAAGCCGCTGCGGCAATTGGCATTGATCACAAGCGAGCCCGACTGATAGCTCGCGAGAACGGCTTCAAGTTTGCCGACACCCCATGAAGCGCATGAGCAAGATCATCGCCGCGCGCCGCCGACCGACATGGCTGGCACTACCGGCAAGTGGAATCGAAGAGGTTGGCCATGGCCGAGGAAGAACAGCAGCCGACGGCGGAAGCCTTGAAGCAACGCCGAAAGCGCGAGAGGGCGGCAGCGAAGGACGCAGCGTTGGGCGTCGAGAAATTTACGATTGAATGCGCAGGGATCTTCAAGAAGGACCTCAAGCGCTTGATGAAACAGCACGGGTTCAACAACCAGCAGGAAGTGCACCAGACGCTTCTGCGGAATGTTATCGCCGCCGACTTCGAAACGGCGGCGCAGATGCTGAGGTGTGTCACGACACCTTTTGTAGTTACCGAAAAGGTGTCGCAACTTATAAGGGCGGCCGGTATGAAGTCGCTCGCCGAAGACCCGCCTGAGCCTGACGACGAAATCGAAACACCAGCATAACCCAACCTACTCGCTGCATCCGGTAACCGGAGGGCGGCGCTTACCCGGAGCAAAACCATGTCCAAGCAAGCACAGAAAATAGTCCTCGCCGCAGAACTCCCTGAGCGCGGGCAGCCACTGGCAGGCGGTGTGTTCGTAACCCGCTACTGGCTCAGCGGCGTCGAGCGCGCCCTGATCCTGCTGCCTGACGAACTCAGCGGCCCATGGGGCGAGTACGGCGTTGAGATCAAAGGCGCAGGCAGTTACAGCGACGGCGAAGCCAACACTCGTGCAATGGCCGAGGCAGGCAGTGTGATCGCCGCGAAGGCGCTGGAGTTGGATGGCTTCATCCCGTCTTGCCTTGAGGGCCAACTGCTGATGGCGGCCAAGGCTGATGGTCTGGTGGAGTTGCGCGAAGATCGGTGGCACTGGCTGAGCTCGCAGCGCTCCGCCGACTTCGCCTACTACATGGCCTTTGAAGGTGGCTGGCTCTACGGCGGCGTCAAGGACCTCGAGCGGCTCGCGCGCCCTGTCCGCAGCCTCCCTATTCAGTAATTCATTTCTTCATTCTTTTTTCGCAGGTGATTCCCGGGAGCGCCAGGACGGCGCTCAGACCAGAAGCTCGTCGGGAAGCGCCGGCTACCTGCACCCTTATTCGCTCAAAGGAGCATCCCATGCAAGCAAATCAACTGACCACATACACCCGAGGCGATCTGGTTATCAGCAGCCCTGACCAGTCCGTGGTACTGAAGCTGGCAACGCTCGCCATTGCGGCCGAGCCCGCTAACGTCGCAAACGCTATCCCGGCGATCGGCGAGTACTGGCCTGGCGAAGGCGGCGTAAACGGCGGACTGTTCCCAGGCGGCGACAGGCCTTACTACCTGATCGTGTCAACGGGCAGTGATGCCGAAGCCACTCATGAGTGGGGCGGGTACGGCGACGAACTCAATGGTGCAAACAGCACTTGGGATGGCAAGGCAAATACGGCCGACCTGGTCAACGTTGACACCTCTCACCCGGCCGCGCAGTTCTGCGCAGCATTCGAGCGTGACGGGCACAGCGATTTCTACCTGATGTCGCGTCGAGAGGCGTCCTTCTTAGAGATCACCGTGCCGAAAGTCTTCAGCCCTGCGTACCACTGGACAAGCTCGCAGCGCTCCGCCAACAACGCCTACAGCTTGGACTTTGGAGGTGGCTGGCTCTACTCCACCGGCAAGCTCAACGAGCGGCTCGCGCGCCCTGTCCGCAGAAAGTTTATTTGATCATTCAATGCTTCATTCATGGGTGCGATAGCACCCTCGCTTTTCAGGGAGGCCAGGGATGGCGCTGCACACGGAGTTGGAAATCCACAAAGTGGCCGAGGATCTGCTCGGGCTTTCGCTTGATCTGGTGCGCAATATTCCGCGCGACCTGAAGCAGGTGGTGGGGGCAAAAATTCGGGATGAGTGCCTTCAGGTACTGGTGCTGATCGGCCGGGCCAACATGACCCGAGAGAAGCTGCCCCACATCAACCTCCTGCTGGAAAGCATTTGGATGCTCAACTATTTGCTGCGCGCGCTCACCAATCGAGGGCTGATCAGCAAGGGGCAGCACGCCAAAGCAATGATGATGACGGCCTCAGTTGGCCGCCAGGCAAACGCCTGGAAGAAATCCGCAACCGCGCCCGCTGCTTGAGGGTTAAGGCTCTCTTGCCTGTGCGCCAAATCTGGTCGAGCCGCTGACCTCTGGTCACCGCCATGCGCACAACAGATACCGCCGGTCTAAAGCGTCCGAGTAGGTCTCGCGCAGTTTCCAAGCTGATCGGCAATGCCTTCGGCTTGGCGATGTAGATAGCTCGACAGGTCGCAGCGCTCCGCCAACAACGCCTACAACATGGACTTTGAAGATGGCTGGCTCAACAACAACGACAAGAACAACGAGCGGCTCGCGCGCCCTGTCCGCAGATTTAAGTGTTGCTCCCTTCCGGTTCGAGGATCTCGTCCAGGCTTACTACGACTGCCGGCGCAACAAGCGGAATTCCGCAAGTGCCCGACTGTTCGAGAAGGACATGGAGATCAACTTGCTGGAGTTGCACGACGACCTGATTGCCGGCACTTACCGGCCAGGCCGATCCATCTGTTTTGTGGTCACCCGGCCGAAAGCCCGCGAAGTTTGGGCGGCAGCCTTTCGGGACCGCGTCGTCCACCACCTGCTGTACAACCATGTGGCCCCGCGCTTCTACGCCAGCTTCATAGCGGACAGTTGCGCATGCATTCCAGGGCGCGGCACGCTGTACGCCGCCAAGCGCCTTGAATCGAAGATCCGTAGCGCCAGCGAGAACTGGTCGAAGCCGGTCTTCTACCTCAAGTGCGACCTGGCCAACTTTTTCGTCGCCATCGACAAGGCGGTGCTGCGCAAGCAACTGGAGGCCAGGATCACCGAGCCTTGGTGGCTGGCCCTGGCTTCTCAGATCCTCATGCACGACCCGCGTGAAGATTACGAAACGCGCAGCCCGGCGCACCTGTTCAACCGGGTGCCGCAGCATAAGCGCCTGGTAGCACAGCCCGCACGCCTTGGCCTGCCGATCGGTAACTTATCCTCGCAGTTCTTCGCCAACGTCTACCTCGATGCGCTGGACCAGTTCGCCAAGCACACGCTGCGCGCCAAGCACTACATCCGGTACGTTGATGACTTTGTGTTCCTGCATGAGTCGCCCCAGCAGCTCAACCAGTGGTTGGCCGAGGTCGAAGCGTTCTTACCGAAGCTCGGCGCAAAGCTGAACCCCACCAAAACGATCCTGCAGCCAGTGGATCGCGGCGTCGACTTTGTTGGCCACGTCATCAAGCCGTGGCGGAGGACCACTCGCAAACGGTCACTGGCCCAGGCGTTGAAACGCACCGCTGCGGCGCCCGCCGAGGATCTGCGCGAAACGGCCAACAGTTACTTCGGCCTGCTCAGCCAGGCCAGCCACAGCGAGAAAGACAGGGCCAAGGTCGCCCGCGTCGTGCTGAAGCGCGGCAACAGCGTCAACGCGACTCTTACCAAGACCTTCAGAAAGAAGTAACCCCACACCCATATCAACGAATCACGCCAGCCGGCGAGGATCCCCTATGCCCGATATCACCTACGGATCTGTGTGCAGCGGCATCGAAGCCGCGACACAGGCCTGGCACCCGCTGGGCATGCGCGCCGCCTGGTTCGCCGAGATTGAGCCTTTTCCTTCGGCGGTGCTGGCCCACCACTACCCCGACGTGCCGAATCACGGCGACATGACCAAGCTGGCAGCCCTGGTGCTGGCCGGCAAGATCGCGGCGCCGGATGTACTGGTCGGCGGCACCCCGTGCCAGGCCTTCTCGGTCGCCGGTATGCGCGAAGGCCTCACCGACCCGCGCGGCGCCCTCACCATCAAATACGTGGAGCTTGCAGATGCAGTTGACTATGTTCGCGCCGGCCAGCGAAAGCCCGCCAGCGTCATCGTCTGGGAGAACGTCCCCGGCGTCCTCAGCGACAAAGGGAACGCCTTCGGATGCTTTCTTGGCGCGCTTGCTGGGGAAGACTGCGAGCTGCAGCCTCCAGGGAAGAAATGGCAGGACGCTGGTTGTGTGTATGGACCCAAAAGAACAATCGCGTGGCGGGTCCTGGACGCCCAATATTTCGGCCTGGCCCAACGACGCCGTCGTGTGTTCGTTGTCGCAAGTGCTCGAGACGGGTTCGATCCCGCCGAGGTACTTTTTGAGCGCGAAGGCGTGCGCCGGGATACTGCGCCGCGCCGAGGCCAGGGGCAGGACGTTACCGGTACAGCTCCTTTCGGCCCTGCGCTCCAGTGCGGAGAAGGATGCGAGTACGTCTTCCCTGAGCAGTTAGGTGCTTATGGCTGCCCGAACTGCGAAGGCGACTTCGGGCCAGCCGTATCGATGTTCGGCGGCATCCCCGCCTTCGGCGCGGGCGCATGCCCGGATCTATCGAGAAGGCCGGAACCCTCACCCACCACGAAGGCCGCAACGATCTGGACAGCGAAACTTTCTTTGTTCAGGACAAGCCAGTTTCAGCCCTGGCCGCCAACGGGGTCGGCACATGCGGTGCTGATGACAACCAGGCTCAGGCCGGGCACTTGATCGCAGGCACACTCAACGCCAACGGCAAGGCCGCAGGCAGCGCAACCAATCAGGATGCCGAATCTGGTTTGCTGGTTGTGCACGGCACGCAAGACCCTGGGGTAAGCGACAAGCTCGCCTTTGCTCTGGGCAGGAACAGCGGGCAGGAAAACGCTGTGCTGGCTTTCTCCTGCAAGGATCACGGCGCTGACGCCGGGGAGATCGCTCCGACCCTGCGCGCTATGAATCACTCAGGCAGCCACGCCAACGCCGGTGGCCAAGTTGCCGTCTGCATCACTGGCGACATCACGCACACGCTTAAGGCTGAGGGATTCGACGGTAGCGAGGACGGAACAGGCCGTGGGCAACCGATAGTTGCCTTTACCCAGAACAGCCGTAGCGAGGTACGTCATATCGGCGGCGACGGTCAGATCGTTGGAGCTCTTGCAGCAGAGGCGGGAGCGCAGCAGCAGAACTACCTAGCCAGCACCTCAATGGTCCGTCGCCTGGTTCCGGTCGAGTGCGAACGCCTCCAAGGCATGGCCGACAACTACACGCTGATCCCTTGGCGCGGAAAGCCTGCCAGCGAATGCCCAGACGGGCCCCGCTACAAGGCGATCGGCAACAGCAAGGCCGTCACCGTGGTTCGTTGGATCGGCCGGCGCCTTCTGCAACAACTCTGAATTCCCCCACTCCACCGACCGGGCATCACCCGGCAAGGACTCCCCATGCCTACAGAAAACAATCCTCCGGTGATCTTCTTGGCGCCGCCTTGTAATGAGAAATCGGACGACGGCCGAACCTGGGCTGCTCATGACGTCTTCAGTACTTGCGAATGTGGATCGGCACCGGCTCGGTATGTGCTGAGCAACGACCCGGTACCAGGCGTCACCCTTCAGGCTGCCCGCGCCAACCGCGTTTACGTGGCAGGTCCGATGACCGGAATCGCCGACTTCAACTACCCGGCCTTCAACGCCGTTGCCGATCAGCTTCGCGCCAAGGGCTACGAAGTCGAGAACCCGGCAGACCATGGCATCGTTGAGGGTGCGCAGTGGGCCGACTACATGGCCTACGACCTGACGCGCCTGGGACTGTGCGGAATGATCGCCCTACTGCCTGACTGGGAGAAGTCGCAAGGCGCCCGTCTGGAAGTCCTGATCGCCGAACGCCTCGGCATGACTATTGTGAATGCCCATGATCTGGTAACGAGGAATGAATCGTGAGCGAAGTTCATCGATACAAAGTCGTGAAAATGCTTTCCGAAGAAGGAAACCGCATCAGCTACGACCCGCACGGGCCTGAGGTTGTGCTGGCCTCGGCCTTCGACGGAGCAACCCGCCTCTTTCTGGACGCCGCCGAGCGCGCCGTAGCCTCGGAGCGCCGCGAGAAGGAGCTGCAACAGCGCCTGACCGCAGCGGATGAGCGGGCTGACACTGCTACGTCGCTGATCCAGCGCATCGTTGCCAACTTCGATACCGAGATTGAGTTCCACGAAGACGTTGAGCCGAACGAATTGGAGCATGACCAGGTGCTGACTGAGATGCGCGAGTTCCTGAGCCCTAAGGATACTGAATGGCGCATGCACCCATGCAAGAACGGTCATCGAGACGTCGGGGCCGCTGGCGGCGTCGCGCACTGCTACACCTGCGACGAGAAGATCACGGCGGGCAACACTCAAGAAGCTTTCGAGCAATGGAACGCAACGCATCCAGCCACTTGAACGTCGAATCACGATAGGAGTACATCCGTACTCCGCCCGCAAAACCTGTAACCCCTCCCCCTTCAAAGTCAGCCGCTATAGCGGCAAGGACGAAGTCATGCCTGCACAAAAGCCAATCATCATGTTCGACGCACCAGAAGCCGCCAGCCTGAAAACGATAACCGGTTGGGTTTCTGCTGATGGCCGTTTCTTCGGTACCGACGAGAACCTCGCACGCTACTGCGGCGCTACTCATCGTCGCTGCGACGTGGACCCTGATCATCCAATCTACGAGGTGAACAGTTCCTGCGATGAGTGCTGTCACGCCCGACGCCAAGCAAAATTCGCGAAAATGCCGGTCAAGGAATGGGCCGGCGAGCCGCTGGTTATCTTCGATGGCGACCAATACTTCTTCGACGAAGATAGCCTGCGCGACTATTTAATTGATAGCGATGTCGAGCTGGCCGACCTGCAGCTCTGCATCTGCGAACCGAACTACCCCAGCCAGATCGACCCGACCGACCATTTTTGCGATGACCTGCCGGAGGACGGGGAGATTCGCGACGATCAGTTGCTTGCGGCTTTCGAGTTGCTCAACGAGATGATCCGCCAGTCCGAGCCCCTGTCGTGGTCGGAAGGCGAGTACGTCGCACAACTCCCGCAATCGCTCATCGATGAAATCGCCGCAGCCAGAGCAGCAGCATGCGAGGCCAGCCAATGACCGGCATCAAGGAACGCCCCATCCTGTTCTCGGCGCCGATGGTGCGCGCCATCCTGGATGGCCGTAAGACGGTCACGCGGCGCGCACTAAATGCGAAAGCGCTGAAAAACATCGGTTACGGCGTTCAGCTCGGCGAGTGCCACGAACTTCCCAGCGAAGGCCCGCTGCACGCGAACAGCATCGGGTATTACACGGACTTCTGCCCCTTTGGCCAGATCGGCGATCGGCTTTGGGTGCGCGAGACCTGGTACTGCGATCACTTCGAGGTCCAGAAAGGACCATACCTGCGACCTGCCGACATGCATGACCTTGATCAGTCGCGCGAAGACGGAGAGCTGGTGTACGCCGCTGATGGCATGGCGCCGTACGAGCAGGAGCAGCCAATCTGGAAACCTTCAATCCACATGCCCCGCTGGGTCAGCCGCATCCTGCTGGAGATCACCGACGTGCGCGTCGAGCGGTTGCAGGAAATCAGTGAAGAGCAAGCAAAGGCCGAGGGAGTGCGGCTCTACACCGATCATGCAGAACTGGGTGATTGGTGGCACGTCGAGGGGATCGAGACATACAGCGCCGACCCTCGAAAGTCTTTCGAACTGCTCTGGAACTCTGTCGGCGGCGACTGGAACGCAAACCCGTGGGTCTGGGTGGTCGAGTTCAAGCGGGTGACGCCATGAACCTCCGCCAGCAGGTCACCACCTACATGAGCGGCGCCGGCGGCTCCCGCGACAATTGGTTCTGCACCTGGTGGTTCCGGTTCCACATCGAGCCGTTCACCACCAAGCAAATCCGCCGCGAACTGGAGCTGATGAAGCGCGAAGGCCTGGTCGAGTCGGACCACAGCCAGAGCAACAACACCAAGTGGCGTCTGACCAAATACAAACCTGAAGGGGTGAGGCAATGATCGCCACCCTCTGGTTCGCCTACGTGTTCATCTACCAGGGGCCGAGGCTATGAGCAATCGAATCGTTTGCCAGTTCAGCTGCGGTGCTGCGTCGGCGGTGGCTACCAAGCTGGCTCTGGCCGAATATGGCGCAACCCACGACGTTCAGATAATCAACGCCTTCCTGGCCAATGAGCACGAAGACAACCGCCGATTCGCCCAAGACTGTGAAGCCTGGTTCGGGCGACCTGTCACCGTGCTTCGAGATGAAAAGTACGGGGCCGACATCCTCCAGGTGTTCCAAAGGGAGCGTTTCATGAAGGGGCGAAACGGTGCGCCCTGCACTAAGTTGTTGAAGCGGCGCTTGCTGGATGCGTGGAAGCAGCCGGGAGACGTGATGGTGTTCGGTTACACCGCCGAAGAGGTTGACCGCCTTGATGACTTTCGCGAGCGAAACCCAGACCGTCCGGTGATTGCGCCGCTGATTGATGCCGGGCTGGGAAAGGAGGATTGCAAGGCAATGGTTCTGCGGGCAGGAATAGAGCTGCCGCTGATGTACCGCCTGGGCTACGACAATGCAAACTGCATCGGCTGCGTTAAGGGTGGTGAAGGCTATTTCCGCGCGATACGGCAAGACTTCCCGGAGCAGTTCGAAGCGCTATGTCGGGTGCAGGACGACCTCGGCGAGGGTTCATATCTGTTTCGCAACCGCACCACCAACGTGCGGTTTTCCCTCCGCGAGCTGGGTGAAGGCCCGGTCCGTCGTAACGAGAAAATCCCGTCCTGTTCGTTCTTTTGCGAGATCGCCGAGGCCGACCTCGCCGCTACACCATAACCCCAATCCCCCTACATGCCTGCCGGTGAGCGGCGGGCGAGGTATGCACGAATGTTTATTTGCGCAGAAACGAAGATCGGACGGTGCAAATCGCTCGGCGACCAGGTGCGAGTGTGTGCGCTTCGCCGTGGCGGAGGCTGGAGTCAGGCCCGCGAGGATCTGGCGAAAGAGGCAGAGCGCTGGTTCGGTCGCGAACCGGTGACCACCAAACAAGACTGGCGCGCCGTCCGCGCAGAAGTCTTTCGAACCGACTAACCCACTTTCTGCCGCCCAGCGCGGCAAGGAGCAGCACCATGGCAACAGCCGAAAAGCTGGGCGATGAGTCCGGCCATGACAAGGTCACCGAAAAGCGGATGGCTGAACTGCTGGGCACCACTCCGAAAGCCCTGCAGCGCAAACGAGAACGTAACATCATCCCCGCCGGCGTCTGGTCGAAGATCGACGGACGAATCATGTATAGCAAATGGAGGTACGACGAATGGCTAGAGAGCCAATGGAGCTGCCCACCGGAGTTGAGCTTGTCGGGAAATCGATCAGGATCAGGTTCTCCTGGAACAAGAAGCGGCAATGCGAAACGCTCACTCTCCCGCAAACCGCTCGGGGAATCTCAGCAGCCGAGGCTTTACGTTCTCAAGTGATTCAGCTGGCCAAGCTGGGCGCGCTTACGCCTGAAAAATATAGGGAGTTGTTCCCGAATAGCCGGAGCGATTCGACTGGCAACATGCCGATATTTTTCGATTACGCCCAAGACTGGCTGAACAGCCTGCAGATCGAAGACAGCACCCGCAAGAACTACCGAAGCACAATGCAAACCTATTGGGTGCCTTACCTGGCCGCATACCCGCTCGACAAGATTACGCCGGTGCTTATGCGGAAAATTGTCAACGGGATTACGTGGACTTCGCCAACCCGAAGAAAGGGCGCAATTCGGCTTGTGACTGGAATGCTGACACAGGCCGTGAACGATGAATTGATACTGCGGAACCCGGCGAATTCAATTCCTGCGACCAGAGTAATCAAGCGAGAGATCGATCCGTTCAGTCGCGAAGAGGCCGACGAGCTGATCGCCAAGCTGTACGAAGTGACGAGTGGTTTGCAGGCGATTTATGCGTGTTTTTTTGAGTTTTCTTTCTATACGGGAATGCGTCCAGGCGAGGCTATGGCCCTGCGTTGGAGCGAGGTTGATACGCGCTCTCGGCGCGCCAAAGTCTGCCGAATCAGGCTGTACGGCAAGATCAAGGAGAGGACCAAAACGAAGGTCTCGCGGGAAGTTTTATTGAACGATCGAGCTTTACTGGCACTCGAAAAGGCCAGACTACTTACGGCGGCGCGCTCTGATTACGTTTTCGCGCCGGACGGTTCGGGTGACAGATCAGAGCTATACATCCGATCCGAAACTGGGGCTAAGCGTTATTGGTTGTCAGCCCTGCGCAAGAGCGGGATGCGGTATCGCCGGATGTACGACACTAGGCACACCTACGCAACAATGTGTCTGATGTCCGGAATGAATCCAGCATTCATCGCTGCGCAACTTGGACACAGCGTCCAGGTACTGCTTTCAACCTATGCCAAGTGGATCAGTTCTTCGAGTGATTTCGCGGAGCTTGAAAAGCTGGATTTACCGAAAAACGGTACAAATTCGGTACTTGAATCACGGTAGATACGCCTTGCCCCGGCAAACACAAGGCCTTATGGAATATGTGCGGATTAGCTGGAGAATTACGTTTCGATGCCCAACCTGCCGACTTGGCTGCCGTTGAGCGCATCACCCATCACCTGGCCCCGCGTGGCCCCGACGCCTGGGGCTTCCATGCCCAAGGGCCGGTTGCGCTGGGCCATCGGCGCCTGAAAATCATGGACCTGTCGGACGGCTCAGCCCAACCGATGGTCGACGCCCAACTGGGGCTTTCCCTGGCTTTTAACGGCGCCATCTACAACTTCCCGGAATTGCGTGAAGAGCTGGAAGCCCTGGGCTACGCCTTCTATTCCGGTGGCGACACCGAAGTGCTGCTCAAGGGTTACCACGCCTGGGGCGAAGCACTGCTGCCAAAACTTAACGGCATGTTTGCCTTTGCGATTTGGGAGCGCGACGCGCAGCGCTTGTTCATTGCGCGTGACCGCCTCGGCGTAAAGCCTCTGTACCTGTCGCGTACCGGCCAGCGCCTGCGCTTTGCCTCGGCGTTGCCGGCGCTGCTTAAAGGCGGCGACATCAACCCGATCCTTGATCCGGTGGCGCTTAACCACTACCTGAACTTCCACGCCGTGGTGCCTGCACCGCGCACCTTGCTGGCGGGCATCGAAAAACTGCCGCCGGCGAGCTGGCTGCGCATTGATGCGAGCGGCAAGACCGAGCAGAAAACCTGGTGGACGCTGCCCTACGGCCCGCGTGAGGATGAGCGCAATCTTAGCTTGGAAGACTGGACCGACCGCGTGCTCGACAGCACCCGCGAAGCCGTGGCCATCCGCCAACGCGCGGCCGTGGATGTGGGCGTGTTGCTCTCCGGCGGTGTCGATTCGAGCATGCTCGTGGGCCTGCTGCGCGAAGTCGGCGTGCAAGACCTGTCGACCTTCTCGATCGGTTTTGAAGACGCCGGTGGCGAGCGCGGCGACGAGTTCCAGTACTCGGACCTGATCGCCAAGCACTACGGCACGCGCCACCACCAACTGCGCATTGCCGAGCGCGAAATCATCGAGCAACTGCCGGCGGCGTTCCGCGCCATGAGCGAGCCGATGGTCAGCCATGACTGCATCGCGTTCTACCTGCTGTCACGCGAAGTGGCCAAGCATTGCAAAGTGGTGCAGAGCGGCCAGGGCGCCGATGAGCTGTTCGCCGGTTACCACTGGTACCCGCAAGTCGACGGTGCCAGCGACCCGTATGCCGCCTACCGCGATGCGTTTTTTGACCGCAGCTACGACGATTACGCCGCCACTGTCGCCCCAAAATGGCTGACCGCGAATGACGCCGCCGGTGACTTCGTGCGCGAGCATTTCGCCATGCCGGGCGCGGAGGCCGCCGTGGACAAGGCGCTGCGCCTGGACAGCACGGTGATGCTGGTCGACGACCCGGTCAAACGCGTCGACAACATGACCATGGCCTGGGGCCTGGAAGCGCGCACGCCGTTTCTGGATTACCGCCTGGTGGAACTGTCAGCGCGCGTGCCGGGCAAGTTCAAACTGCCCGACGGCGGCAAGCAAGTCTTGAAAGAGGCGGCGCGCCGGGTCATTCCGAGCGAGGTCATCGACCGCAAAAAAGGTTACTTCCCGGTGCCGGGCCTCAAGCACTTGCAGGGCGACACCTTGAACTGGGTGCGTGAACTGCTGCTGGACCCGAGCCAGGATCGCGGCCTGTTCAACCCGGCGATGCTCGACCGCTTGCTGACCGACCCGCAAGGCCAACTGACCCCGTTGCGCGGCTCCAAGTTGTGGCAACTGGCAGCGCTGAACCTGTGGCTCAGCGAACAAGGAATCTGATTGATGAAACCCCATGCAGCGGCTTACAGCCAACGCTTGCTGAAGGGCCAGGCGCCGTCGTACGAGCGCCTGCAAGCCCGATTGGCGGAAGACGGCAGCCCCTTGGGTGCCGAACCGATTGCGGTGCATTGCGGTTGGGGCCGGCTATTGATCGGCCACACGTTTCCAGACCCGTCGAGCCTGGCCGTGGAGTTGCTGAATGAGCAACCGGGCGAGCGCGACATTGCGTTGTACGTGGCCGCGCCGCAACAGATTCTCGGCATCGACCCGCAGCAACTGTTCCTCGACCCTTCCGACACCCTGCGTTTGTGGTTCACCGATTACCGCCCGGCCACCCGCGTGTTTCGCGGTTTTCGTATCCGTCGTGCGCAGACCGAGGCCGATTGGCTGGCGGTGAATCAGTTGTACCAAGGGCGCGGCATGTTGCCCGTCGACCCCGAACGCCTGACGCCACGCCATCAAGGTGGGCCGGTGTATTGGCTGGCTGAGGATGAAGACAGCGGCGCGGTGATCGGCAGTGTGATGGGCCTCAACCATCAAAAGGCTTTTCACGACCCGGAAAACGGCTGCAGCCTGTGGTGCCTGGCGGTCGACCCACAATGCTCGCGCCCCGGCGTGGGTGAAGTGCTGGTGCGCCACTTGGTCGAACACTTCATGAGCCGTGGCCTGAGTTACCTCGATCTGTCGGTGCTGCACGATAACCGTCAGGCCAAGAGCCTGTATGCCAAGCTGGGTTTTCGTGCGCTGACCACCTTTGCGATCAAGCGCAAGAACGGCATCAACCAGCCGCTGTTTCTCGGCCCGGGGCCACAAGCGGACTTCAACCCGTATGCGCGAATCATTGTCGAGGAAGCCCATCGTCGCGGCATCGATGTGCAGGTCGACGACGCCGCCGCGGGCCTGTTCACCCTCAGCCACGGCGGCCGCCGTGTGCGTTGCCGCGAATCGCTGAGTGACCTGACCAGCGCCATCAGCATGACCTTGTGCCAAGACAAAAGCCTGACCCACAAGGTGCTGAAAGCCGCCGGATTGAAGCTGCCCGAGCAGCAATTGGCGGGCAGTGCCGATGACAATCTTGAGTTTCTCGACGCGCACCAGTGCATCGTCGTCAAGCCGCTCGATGGCGAGCAAGGCCATGGCGTGGCGGTGGGCTTACAGACCATCGAAGAGGTGCAGCAAGCAATTGAAGCGGCGCGCCAATTCGACAGCCGCGTGTTACTCGAAAGCTTTCACCAAGGCCTGGACTTGCGCATTCTGGTGATCGGTTTTGAAGTGGTCGCCGCGGCGATTCGACGCCCCGCCGAAGTGACCGGTGACGGTCAGCATTCCATCCGCGCGCTGATCGAAGCGCAGAGCCGTCGTCGCCAGGCAGCGACCGACGGCGAAAGCAAAATACCCCTCGACGGCGAAACCGAGCGCACGCTGAAAGCTGCGGGTTACGACTACGACAGCATCCTGCCGCGCGGGCAAACCCTGGCCGTGCGTCGCACCGCCAACCTACACACCGGCGGCTGCCTGGAAGACGTCACCGCGATTCTGCACCCCACGCTGGTGGACGCCGCCGTGCGTGCCGCCCGCGCACTCGACATTCCCATGGTGGGACTCGACCTGATGGTGCCCGCCGCCGACCAACCTGAGTACGTGTTTATCGAAGCCAACGAACGCGCTGGCCTGGCCAATCACGAGCCGCAACCGACTGCCGAGAAATTTGTGGATTTGTTGTTTCCCCACAGCGGGAAGCCACAAGTCACAAGTTGCAAGCCACAAGAGTGAAACCTCTGAGACCGCATTTAGCTTGAAGCTTGCCGCTTGAAGCTTACCGCTAAAAGCTTGCACCTAAAGGAAACCTTTATGAGCCGAACCATTCCCGAACCGGATCTCAACTACCTGCAAAAAGTGCTGCTGGAAATGCTCGCCATTCCCAGCCCTACAGGCTTTACCGATACCATCGTGCGTTACGTTGCCGAGCGCCTCGAAGAACTCGGCATACCCTTTGAAATGACGCGGCGCGGGACCATTCGCGCCACCCTCAAGGGCCAGAAAAACAGCCCCGACCGCGCCGTGTCCGCACACCTGGACACCATCGGCGCCGCCGTGCGTGCGGTCAAAGACAACGGCCGCCTGAGCCTGGCGCCGGTGGGTTGCTGGTCCAGCCGTTTTGCCGAAGGCAGCCGGGTCAGCCTGTTCACCGACAACGGCGTTATCCGCGGCAGTGTGCTGCCGTTGATGGCCTCCGGGCACGCGTTCAACACCGCCGTGGATGAAATGCCGGTGAGCTGGGACCACGTCGAATTGCGCCTGGACGCGTACTGCGCTACCCGTGCCGACTGCGATTCGCTGGGCATCAGCATTGGCGACTATGTAGCCTTTGACCCGCTGCCCGAGTTCACCGAAAGCGGGCACATCAGTGCCCGTCACCTGGACGATAAAGCCGGTGTCGCCGCGCTGTTGGCGGCGCTCAAAGCAATTATCGACAGTGGTGAACCGCTGCTGATCGACTGCCACCCGCTGTTCACCATTACCGAAGAAACCGGCAGTGGCGCAGCGGCCGCCCTGCCCTGGGATGTCAGCGAATTTGTCGGCATTGATATTGCCCCGGTCGCGCCCGGCCAGCACTCCAGCGAACACGCGGTGAGCGTGGCCATGCAGGATTCCGGCGGGCCGTATGACTATCACCTGTCGCGCCACCTGTTGCGCCTGGCGTCTGACAATGACCTGCCGGTGCGTCGTGACCTGTTCCGGTATTACTTCAGCGACGCGCATTCGGCGGTGACCGCCGGCCACGACATTCGTACCGCGTTGCTCGCGTTCGGCTGCGACGCGACCCATGGCTACGAGCGCACGCACATCGACAGCCTGGCCGCGCTGAGCCGCCTGCTGGGTGCGTACATCCTCAGCCCGCCGGTATTCGCCAGCGACGCGCAACCGGCGCAGGGTTCATTGGACCGCTTCAGTCATCAAATCGAGCATGAGACACAGATGGAGAGCGACACGCGCGTGCCATCGGTGGACAGCCTGGTCGGTCAAAAATCCTGACGCTGGCAACGACGAGCCCGGCGCAGTAGGATCGCCGGGTTCTTACCTCTGAGGCTTGTATGCTGATTCCCTACGACGCACTTGAAGTCGATACGCTGACCCGGCTTATCGAAGATTTCGTCACCCGCGACGGCACCGATAACGGCGATGAAACGCCACTCGAAACCCGTGTATTGCGCGTGCGCCATGCGCTGACCAAGGGCCAGGCACTGATCGTGTTCGACCCTGACAGCGAGCAATGCCAATTGATGCTCAAGCACGACGTGCCCAAGCATTTGTTCGACTGAGACGGTTCTAGGAACGGGTTTCGGTTTGGCCTGGTGTGGATTCTCGCGCGAGGATTTTTTGATACACCTCGGCGCGGTGGACTTTGACGCCCTTGGGTGCGTCGATGCCGAATTTCACCTGTTTACCGTTTAGCTCGAGGATGTGCACGGCGATGTCATCGCCGATGGAAATGCTTTCGCCCGGGGAGCGGCTTAGGACCAGCATGGCAGTTGTCCTTTTGGGAGTGACAGAGGCTTGACCATGCCCTTTTGGATGGACGACAACAATGCCTTGCGCTGAAAACAGGCGGGGGCTACACGCGACGGTAATTTGCCTGACAGACGCGCGTGTACATTCAGCCAACCCAATCTCGCAAGCCGAATGCGCGCCTATCAAACTACAAATAACCCATTGTTTTCGCTATTGGAATGTATGCTTATTCAATCGATTACATACGATATTGCGCACCTCCCGCTTAGGTTTGTGCCTTGGGTTTTGGGTTGCGCCCTTACGGCGGTTATTAAAATCAAAAGCAGGCGGCCTGAAAGCCGACCCCATCTTCCAGGCTGAATGCAGTCAAACTGTGGGAGGGGGCTTGCTCCCGATGGCGGTGGGGTCAGTCAATTCATGTATCAACTGTAAAACTGCTATCGGGAGCAAGCTGAACTGGTCAACTAATCCCGGACACCGATTACGGTTTATGCCGCTTTTTTCTCGGTAGCTACTGGCGATAGATAGTCGTTGTAGCTGTGAAGCCTTGTTCGGTTGTAGTACATGAAGAAGCGCA